CATCAGACGGAATCACATTAGCACGGGAACTGGCGGCGGCAATCAAAGCAACTCGTGAAGTAATGGATTTCCCTAATCTAAAACTTCCTAAACCACATTCAGAAATTGTGGCGGGAATGCCAAAGTACGATACTACTAAAGTAGTTAAATACAACTGGCTAACACATACATACGAATAAGGCATATATAAATGAGAGACGAATGCCTGGCTATTTAGATAAACATATCTAGCCCAAATGATCCACAGGTTATCCACAGCCTGTGGATTTTTTGTATGTGGGCATGAGGGCAAAATTTTTCTTTTACGATCACATGTCAAAAATCCCTGAAGCTGGGGCAAATTTTTCTATTTACGAACCCTTGACAAAAATCCCTGAAAATGCTAGAAAATGTGTACAGAATATGTCTAAATAGATAATGAATCATTATTAAATGTCGACAAATCTGTACAAAATGTAGAACAATTTTGGCATACATTTAGGCCAATTTGATCCATAAAATCTATTGACAAAGTGGGCCAAATATGCCATTTACGACGCTATTGACAAAATCCCTGAAATATGCAGCATATAGATTACGGCGTCTTATATATTAAGATGTGTCATTACATGTAAACTTATTTAAAGATATATTATAGTAAACTGAACAGAATATATAACCATTTTACTCCACTTTGCTCCACTTTACTCCATTAAAAAAGGCCCTAGAAGGGCCATAGAAAGGAGAAAACGGGAGGGGGATAGTAAGATGCTTAGTCCATATCTGCCATATCTTCTGGCTTGCAGAGATTGGCATTGCATCCACATTTTTCTTGATCTGGACGAACATTATCACGAATATTATTTAAATAGTAATTTCCAGCAGAATCAGCATTAATCCAATCAGACATTGTCTGTGGGTCTATATTTTGATACATGATATCTTTGCCATTTAACACTAAATGAACCATGTATCCTATGCCTAGTATGTACTTATATCTCATTGAGCCTGCTGAGGATTCTATATCTCCTCTTGCTCCCGCCATACTTACAGCTTCAACATCATCAGCAGTTACATCCATTATGTCCACGCCAGTATCTTCAGCAGTTTGGGCTACATCATCCCAGTCTGCTTCATTTGGATAATTGTCGACAAATTCTTCAGCATCTCCACGAGTTAGATCAAACTCTTCCATTGCTTTCTTTATCAGATATTCTCTATTATCCTTAATTAAATCAGCAACCATATATTTCTTCATATTAATCCTAGTCGACTAGTTTAAATCTCTATACCACGATTCTCAGCCCAGAGATCGATAGCTTCTTGAGTATGGTCTTTAATATCTTTATGTTCATCACAATGTGGATATTCATATGTGATTCCATCTACATCATCTGGAATTGTTACCATCCATTTAGCATCCTTTGGACAATAGTAACACTTCATTATTTAATCTACCTTAGGAGTAAATATACCATTCCAGGAGGTTTCTGGTTCCTCTGGTAATCCCGTCGATTTATTAACTGGAACACAATTAGGTACCTTTTTGCCATTCTTATTCTTCATACCTACCTGCTTGTAACCCGCCCAGCAAGCTTTGGTCATATTGTTCCATTTGTCGACGTGCTCATCATCTGAGATATAATTCTTTGAAATCTCTTCATCATCAAGCTCATCTTCAATATCAATAACCTTTGTAATTGGATCAATGACATCATCTAAAATGTCGACAATTTCTTCTACAATTTCATCTGATTCAATAGATTTTTTAACATTCTTTTCACGTTCTACAATCTTGCGAGACCATGAATATCCTGCATCTCCGCCCCATGCAAGCCACATAATCTTGCCATTTGAAGGGTTCTCAGCATTATCCCAATCCTTGCCCTTTTTGTCCACCTCATGGCGTGAGAAAAATGAATACATGCGCTTAACTGTGGAAAGGCTCAAACTCTCTCCATTTGCTAGTTGTCTAGCCCTAGTCCAGCCTACTGCAGTACCTGCACCATTAGCCTTACCGTCTTCTTTTAATTTAAGTGCTCTACGTGCAGCTGACTGCATTCCTGATGTTGGCTTGTATCCTGTTTTTTCGCTCATAGTTCTAGTTTACCATATCTGTCATCATCAAGCAATATTTCTTGTAATAGGCCTATGGGCACCTTGTGTCCAGCCAAAATATGTCGATCCAAATGCTCTTCTAATTGCTCGTCATTGGTTATCTTCTCAGATAATCCAAATAATGAGTATTCTTCTAATTTATCATTTAGCCAGCATGCACAGCATTCGATATATCCATCAACATGGGAATAGATATATATATCGCTATCCCAAAATCTACTGTATGCCATGAGAGTTTATTCGTCGTCTAACCCAAACAAGTCTTCTTCATCTTCGTGAATTGGACTATGCACTTTAATCGGATTATCATTTGCTTCATTTTCTTGAGCTTTTGCAGCAATTGTTCTATATACGGCAATACCCAGAAGGATGCCTGATACTGCCAATATTACTGCTAATGTTTTATTTTTCATATTTCTTCTCTCTACCGCCGAACCGCACTAATTGCGACCTATATAGACTATTATACAATATTATATTTGTCTTGTAGTTCATCTATTATTGATCCAAAACTTGGTTCTGGATAGTCTACAAAATAGTATCCAGCATCTGTCTTTGTCCATCCCCGCCAACCATCATAGTCATCCCACATAGTAATGGCTGTGGAGCCCCAGTAGGGGTCTTTGATGGTTCTTGATACAGAGTTATACATATCAACCTCTGCAAATATGGCACGTCTCAGGGTATTCCATTTAAATAATAAATTAACTAATCTTTCAATCATTCTGTTTTTCCTTTATCCCAGTATGGTATCCCGTTTTCATCGTAGTCAGAACCCAATCTGGCTAACAACTCTTTATCTTGTTCTACTATTTGTTTTATAAAAGCTTTAATTTCAGAATCTCTGTCAAACATATCAAGCTCACCGTTAGGTCCTATATAAAATCTTAATAACATATACATATTACATTTAAAGCATCTAGGCTCATATGAAAGTTCTTTTGATAATTCTAGTCTCTCCGTCGAACCGCACTGCTTGCAATAAAATTCATACGTATATAGATTAATGTCCATCTTTTTTCCAATGAACATATGATTTAATATATACCGCAGCATAAGCTAAAGCCATGGCGATAAAGCCGTATTGATCTGTAGCAAGCGCATATAGTATCCATAGGCACTCGTTAATACAGAGTATAAGCCAACCCCAGATAGTTTTTCTGCCGACCAGAAAGATGCCTGTAACCCCTATTGCTGCTAGTATCCACGACCACATATTATTATCCTTACTTCTTTGCCTTAGGTTTAGGCATTCTGTCTTCAATTAGTTTTATTATATCATCATATGGAGACTCTGAGGTGTGTGACCATAATCTTAATTGACTTATCTCTTCTATAAGTTGTTTTCTTTCAAATGCCACCGCCTTCTGGCACCCATTGCATGGGCAAGCCCATTCTCCTCTAGATGGTGTTTGATTTGGATCTGCCATTATTTTATCTCTTCAATCTTCTCAAATGGCTGGTACATAAGGTATTTTCTTGCTGCTCTTTTTGCCATACGGTTACCTCCCCAACAAGTAAATGAGTATCCGCCTCTTAATGAAGACCAGTAGCCTTCTCTTTTTTTATCTGGTTGGCGATATTCTTCAAAATCCCAAAAGTAACCATTATAATTACGTGACCTATGAATACGAATTCTATATTGTGTCATTATTCAATCATAGCATTTATACCCTTGATTACACAAGTGTCTATGCCATCTCCATATCTATGAGTAAACTTTTTACCTACCCGCCATAATTGATCATCTTCTACAATTAAATAATCATTGATTGAATCAGGTTCAGCGTCACCCTTTAACCGTCCAATGTGATATGTTTTAATTAGTTTATCATTAACATAAATTGGTATATGTATTGGCATTATCCATGCCAGTCATCGAATGAAATACCACATTTACCGCAAATACCTGCGTCTCTATTTGCTGGGGTTACATAAGAATGATCACAGGTATTTTGATTAGCAGTAGGATATGTTCCCTGCTCTACCCCATGTGATGCATTGTTAATTGTGTATGGCGGGTATGTTCCAATAGTCCATTGTGTTGATGGGCTAGTTGTTGTAGTTGTATCTAGCTTAAACTGATAAAACTCTTTAGCAGTTTCATATCCTGCACGATATGCAGCATCTAATGCATCTTTAACTTGTTTAACTTGATCTTGTGTTAGACCCTCTGGGTTAAAAATAATAATTGGTGAATTCATTTTGCCTCCTAATAATTAAGTATACAATATTAGAGGCAGTTTGGCAATAGTTAAGGTTGTGGAAGAATTGCGTCGTCAAACTGTGGGAATAAAGGGTTGGCATCACCATTTATAAATGTTCTAATTTTTTCAGCTAACAACATATCGTCTATATTTAACTCTAAATAACTATTCTTTTTGCCATCAAAGAATGTTCTAACTTTTGTCAGATGTCTATCGTAAATTACTCTTAGCTCTGCATCTGTTAAGTCTTGAATTTTTTTCTTACCCGTGGCAGCATAGATGTTGCAGTAGGCTTCCTCAAATATATAAGGATCGCCTTCGTGACCTCTAGCCTCTTGAATTCTTTTCATTGAGGTAACCCATTTATCTTGAGTTCTAGTTATATTGATAAATTTTGCATCTGGGTACTTAGCGTATAGCTCTTCGAATATAAAACAATTTGGTATATCTAAATAAGCATCAGTTTTTGGAATACTTTCAAAGTGGTCTAGTATTCCTTTTAGGTCCTCGCTAAAAGTTCCAAGTGGAATATTTGAAAAATCATAAAAATGGGTTACCGATAGCCCATGTCGTCTTAAATACTCAGCAAGAGACTGAGTTGCGTTTCTACCTAAACTAACACCAAATACTTTTGTCATAATACTTATTATTATACCAATCTATGCGTTATGAGGCTGATGGGAATACAAAATGATCTTCGCATACCTCTACAACCTCGTAATCTTTTTCTACAAGGTCTACTGACCCTCCATATAGGGCCTCTTTATCACAATAAAAACAAGGAGTAACCATAGCTATATTATACCTCAAAATCTTCTGGACCGTTTTTTATTCTTTTCCACGCTCCCCACTCGTCAGGAGAATCCATGCCTATATATTCTTGTCCTGTTTCTAAATCTATTAATAACCATTTCCCTGGGGCTTTAGTATGTATGGTAAGATTAACAGCTTTATCATAAGACTCAACCTCAGCACCCTGATACATCTTAGGTAAAAATTTATAAACGTTATTTATTAATTTTCTCATTTTTTGTATATAAAAAATTATTTTGATCGTCAAAAACATTTATTCGATCAAAAACCCCTTCATTGTATTTTTCGGGACCATACTGAATGACCCCACTTTTTTCTTCAACTGTATAATAAAAATTATACATAGAAAAGCCGTCGCTATTAATATCGCTGTTTGAGTAAGGAGCTCTAAGATGGTCGATAATTAAATCTAAGTCTCCTACATAGCCATTTACTTGTGCATAAAAATGTATTTTATCTTTGTTTATTTTAACAATAATATCTGCATTTGTTAATTTCATTGAGATTAAATCAATCTCAACAAGCGTTCCTAAATAATTATCATGAATTACATTATTATGTCCAAAATCGCACTCATGTCTTTTAGAATACTGAGACAATCCCAAAAGAACATTATGTATATAGGCGTTTGATATTCCTTCTGGTACGTCTCCATAAATGTTTATTATGGTTTTAATACCTTGCTTGTAATCGTGACTCATATTAAATCCAAACAGCTGTTGATGTCTCTCCACAGATCGTCTGGGTCTTCGCAACCTATTGATAATCTTATTAGTGTTTCTGGAACAATATGGCTCTCAAGTGGCCAGCGCCGTCTTCTTTCCCACAAAGATTCAACTCCGCCTAGACTTGTTGCGTTAGCTATTAGTCTTGAAGATGAGCAAATTTTTTCAGAATCTTCTGGAGTTCCATATATGTCAAAAGAAATCATAGCACCAAAACCTGGGTAATATACTTCTTTAACTAAGCTATGATTCTTTAATTCTTTAACTATTTTTTTAGCTGTATCTTGAGCCTTATCAAACCTCATGGGAAAAGTTCTTATTCCTCTTAATGCAAGAAAAGCTTCAAATGGTTGCATTATAGTTCCGCCAATCTTTCTTTCAAACTCTATAAGGTCATAAAGCTCTGAATTATTGGTTGATACTGATCCGCCAAGAACATCAGTGTGCCCTGCAAAATACTTTGAGACAGAATTTATTGATATATCTGCACCTAAATCTAGTGGGACTTGGTTTATGGGCGTAGCAAATGTATTGTCTACTACGACAATAACATTATTTCTTTTTGCTGATTTAATTAGTCTTTCTATGTCTGCTACCTGCAACATTGGGTTTGTTGGACTTTCTATCCATAACATCCAAGCCTCTTCTAAATTTCCTAAAACTTCTCCAGTGTTTGCTATATCAACAAATACCGCATCAATCTTATCAGATTTATCTAGCTTGTTTAATGTTGCATTTACTCCAGCGTATCCCTGATTTGATGCTACTATTTTTGCACCGACAGGAGCTAGATTTAAAATTGCTTGTGTTGCTGACATGCCAGAACTAAATGCTAGTGTTCTTCCTTTTTCTAAAGAAGCTATTACTTCTTCTAACGAAGAGCATGTATCGTTACCATATCTGCCATACCCTATATCTCCGCCTGCGTGATATGATGAGTTTAATGATACGGGTGTATTAATCGGTCCATCATTGTTTTTTTCAGGACGGCCTTTTGAAATTACTTTTGTATATATTGATGTCATTTTATCATCTTTGAATGATCAAATATAAAAGATGGAAGTACATAGCGTACTGGACCCTTTGCTACTGTACGTACTCCATGCTCATATTCTTCTGTTGCTGGGAATATCATTGCTGCACCAGCTGGGGGGGTTATCTCTATTCCTTTGTGAGAAAAAAATAATTCTCCTTTATTGTAATCATCATTTATATATGCGACACAAGCCCAAACATGTCTAACATCAGCCTTGTCATCATAATGAGCTTTTAATTCAGTTCCGTCGTACATTCTTTGTAACGTGCCAAAGCTTCTAAAATCAAATCCGCAGTCTGGTTCAAAAAATGAACCTACTCTACTTGCAAGTATTTGAACCAAACTTGTCTTGCCAGATAAAGATAAAACTTTATCATCCCAATTTTGTGTTACTTCAATGCCAGCTGCTTTAAAATCTCTTTTGCCCGTAAGCTCTTCTGCTCTATCTTCTAAATGCTTTGTGTAATGTTGATGTTGAGCCCAGTCTTCTGCTTGAGCATTATCAATTATGCTCCACATTTCAGATATTTCTTTTTCTGTTAAAAAGTTTTCTACCATGTAGATGTTTGGGTCTAGCTTAGTTACACTATACCCTTGTGACTCAATAAGATTTATGTTTACGCTCATTATATTCTTTCTAATTATAGTTGAAGGACGCTCTAAAAAGAATCTAGGACCTCATCGATCCTGTCATCCAAATTAGGATAATGCTCTTTAGAGCAATCCCCACAACTTTTACACACTATACTTTTTTTCTGCCAGTTTTCTTTGGCGGACGTGGAGCATTTGAAGTTTCTCTACGAATACCATGTTTGTTGGTATCAATTTTTATTCCAGATCTAAATCCATTTTGTTTTGGATTTTTTCTAGTTGCTTCACGACTTGTTACTGCGCCTGATGGTTGGCTTGGCAATGGTGCTGGTGTTCCGTCTGACATTAGTCTGGATCTACCATTCCTTCCGCTGCCTCATGAGCTGCAGACTCTTCTGCTCTCTCATTCATACCATTAGAAACATCCATCATGTTAATTGATGACATCCCCATCTGGCTTCCAACGCTTTCGCAACCGCATTCAACGCACATAATTACTTACCGCCGTTGCCTACGCCTGAACCATCTTGTGATGATTTATCTGCAGCAGGAAATGCTGACTTTGGAGCCTCAGTGTAATTTTCTGTAGCCCATGGTGATGATCCTGCTGGCTTTGCAGCTTCAAATCCTCCACCGTTTATACCGTTTGTTGTCATTTTTTTCTCCTATAGGTTTATATTATAAGCGGATCTAGAATACCGCTCACTCATCAATTATATCATTTAGTTGATTAGAATCTGGCAAAGGCTCTTCTCTTGACTCGTTTCCAGGTCCGATATGGTCAGCACAACCGCATATCCAGCACATTATTCTCCCCAAATTGCAGCTGAGCATTTTGTACACATATTAGAATATGCTTCTTTGATGGCTTCCTGCCTCTTTTGTCCATTCCAAATTTCTTTTAATGTTTCTTTATTTGTATTACCAAACACGGTTTCAAAATCAAAATCAGCACAACATATAAATAAATCTCCGTTTGGATTAACATGAATCCAATTTTCTGTTCTGCTTCTATAGCCTATACCGCCATTGCAGCCTATGACCCTGCTGCCCTTTGTTTTTAAATATTTATTAATAGCATTTGTTTGGCTAATAATGCCTACGTCTTCTAAATGTCCTGCCCTATCATATAAATTATTTGCAGTCCAAGTCTTTAAGCCTGGGAATAATTTTTTAATTCTTTCATCTTCTTGCACCAAAGATCCAGTTTTATCATCCATGTCCATTTTGGGAGCATTTTCTAAAAGATCTAACCACCCTCCATTTTTTGTTAAAGAAGATTCGTTAACACCATTTATCATTAATACAATTTTTTCTGACTCTACAAAATCATTTAGTTGTTCCATTGCATAGGAAACATTAGACACCATCTTATCAAACAGCTTCGGATTCATTTTAACATACTTTGCCCATGTATCCTTATCACCTGATGGAATGTTTAACAATATTCCATGTATAACATCTTTATTCTTTACCATGATATCAACTTTAGATTTTGTTAAAGCTACGCCATTTGTTAGAATGTTTATTCTAAAATTATATTTTTTATATACATCAAACATTTTTTCAAAATTCTTATATAAAAGAACTTCGTTATAGTTTGCTGTATATATTAAGAATAAATTAGGATCAACAAAGTCTCCTTTGCCCTCATGCAACTGTTTTAAAATGTTATCTAGTTCGTCCAGGGGCATCTCTCTTCTGGCTGATTCTGGATTACCCTCATATGAAACTGGACAAAACCAACAGCCAGCATTGCACAAGCCGTTGACATCTATCTGAACGCCTTTAATCATTTATGCCCTACATTTATTATACCAACAATGATCGCATACAAATTTTTGATCTGTTGTTGAAATCTTTGTTGCAATATTTTTGCAACCCTCTATCTCACAATTACTTTTTGACATTAATTTTCTTTCTTAATGTCCACACTGGTATTGATGTTGGTGTATCTTGCAACTCATACCCAAGCATTTTTGAAATAAACTTTAGCAGTTTTATTCTCATTTAATCTTAGAGCCAAACTTATTCCAGGCTCTTTCATGTAAAAAGAAACCAAACATTTCACATAAGGTGTATATAATTGCAAATGATCCAGCGTACTCCCAATGAGCTTCGCCAGTAATTGCTTTTTCAAAAAAATAAACTAATGTTCCAACAAACAATATATGTACTGCTGGCCAAGTGATCGACTTGTATATGCTTTTTTTGCTGCTATCTGTCATTCTGACTCCTCAATTTTTCTTGCTACAAACCTAAGAACTTCCCTAGGTCTCCACTCAGGTGGCAATTCTAAATCTTTAAATGAATCTATTATTCTTTTTTTATAAGCTTCTTTATAAAGCTCAAAAGCTTTAAAATCTTCTTCCATAACCTAATTCTATCATTTATATAATAAAGGGGCAAGACCTAAGTCCTGCCCCTTTATTTAACTTAATTACTTAAGTGTGGCTACCTTAGCCTTTGGATTGGCCTTGTTCCACTTTGCAGCAAGTGCATTAAATGCCTTCTTTACTGCAGCAAGAGCAGCAGCATTATCAGCGTTTGCCTTAGCGATAGCAGCATTAGCAGTTGCGAGATCAGCAATAGCCTTAGCGGTTTCCGCCTTTGACTTTGCTAGTTCTGCATCAGCAAGAGCCTTTGCATCAGCAAGAGCCTTTGCGCCTGCAGCCTTCTCAGCAGCAAGTTGTGCTACAACGGTAGCAAGTTCTGCATTCTTAACAGAAAGTTCTGATGCAAGATCACGAACTGTAGCAGTCTTAACAACAACACCAAGTGGTGCTGAAAGACCAGTTACTGCAGTAGCAACTGTAGCAGTTGCAATAATGGTAACTGTACCAGATGCAGGAAGTGTTACATCCTGTGTCTTTGTACCCAAAGTTGCTGTAGCTGTGTCAGTTGTTAATGAGTATGTTGTTGAAGCAGTTGGTGTAACGTACTGAAGGCTAATTGATGCTCCGCCCTTAGCGTTTCCAAATACGTCATAACCAAGTACCTTGATTGTTGAAACAGTTCCAGCAGCCCCTGATGTTGGAGCATCTAGAGCAATTGTATTAAGTGCTCCTGCTGTACCATTAAAATAGTAAACTGTTGTATTACCAGCAACCGTTACAGAAACTGTTCCTGCAGCAGTCGAAGTTGTAAATACATATAGATCAGCAGTGGTACCTGTACCTGTGCTGATTGATGCTGATGTTGAACCAGCTGATGCTGTTACTGGTGCTGCAACTGTTGCAAGAGCAGTAACAATCTTACCGTTAGTTACGGAAGCAGTTACAACTGTTCCTGTATCTAAACCTGTAAGGGCAATCTTAAGAGCATCTGCAGAATCTACAGAGTTATCTGCAGGAACTGGAAGTGCAATTGCAGTTGCTGCTGTTGTACCAGCAGTTGCAGGTGCTGAACCGCCAACCGTGAGGGTTGTTGATACTGCAGCACTTGCAGGTGTTGCAACAAGTGAACTCAAGGTAATGGCTGCAACCACACCAAGAGCGATTTTCTTAAATGACTTCATTTAATTTATTTCTCCTTAATAATCTGCCTCATTTTGAGCGCAGAATTCTAATCTAGTTCCCAAACACGTATCTGAAAACTGCATGGATCTCCGCCTTGATTCCATTCATATTCTTCTTCATCGGTCATTGGCGGACCTTCATGAGTATTACAAAATACATCTGAGATCCAACCTTTGTCGAATCCATATTTCATCCACTCATTAAAATTTAAATCCATGGCTTAAGCTCCTCTAAAAGCTTATGCTTTGGCATAGCACCAATCACTGTATGAACTGGTTGACCATTAGTAAATAGTACCATAGTTGGTATAGATTGTACAGAGTATTCGGCAGTTTTCACAGTATTCTCATCAACATTTAACTTACCGACGAGTACGGTTCCCTCTGAATCTATTTCTTGAAGGATGGGGAGCATGATTTTGCATGGCCCACACCATTCAGCCCAAAAATCAACCAAAATATTTCCATCAAAGTTTATCACTTGGTCAAAATTTTCATCATTCAGCGTTAGCATATTTATCCTTATGTGTAGGCCAGTAGTACTGGCATCGTTCGCAGCAAGGCTTGTTGTTTGGATCATTTACAGATGATGCAAATTCTGCATAATATACTGGATCCTTGCGATACAAGTTTGCTTTGTGTGTTGCGTTAACACGTTTAATTGTTGTTGGGTTAATTGCCCAACGTGGGGTTTCATCTCCCCACATAAGTGATTTGCGGTCACGAGATAGTGACTCTAAGTTTGCTTTATTCTTATCTGTTTTGATGCCACGCATGTCTGCTAATACAACTGCAGTCATAGCATAACGATAAAGTTCTGCTTCTGCACCTTCCCACATTAGGACAGCTGGGTGGTTGCGCCAAGCATTTGACTTAGAGTTACCAGTTAGGATGTTAAGTATCTGATAACATTCTAATATTTGTTTGTTGAGACGCTTGCTATCTAATGCGTCAAGACTATTACGTTTAGCTGGAAAGGGTAGAAATGTTTGCATGTGCTTATCCTATCAAATAATGATGAGCAGGTCAAGCCTGCTCATCATTATTTCCTTTAAGTTCTTCTGCAGCATCATTAAAACGCTTCATAAAATTTTGAATAATGAACACAGTTGTTTCATGTGCATTTTTTGACATTGCGCTAAATGCTTGCTGATTTCTTTCAGCTTCTGGAAGAGCAGCGGACCACTTGTTGTATAGGTCTGTTGCTACTTCAACAATTATTGCTTCTAGAACTGTTTGCTGATTATCCATTTAATTTTGCCATCCATATCGCCTTAGTTGTTGCAAGTTTATCTGCTGCTGCTTTTACAGTAGCATCATATTCTGCTTGCGCTGCTGCAATTGCAGCATTTATTTCCGCTTGTAGGGCAGCCTTTGCTGCAGCATCTGCTGCAGCTTTTTGTGCTGCTAATTCTTCTGGAGTTGGTCCAGTTGGCGCAGTTGATGTAACTACTGGAGCAGGCCCACTCATAGCCTTATCTAAACTAATTAGCTTAGTAAATGTGCCCTGACGACCACGTGTTGGTACTGCTGTTGATGACATCAAGTCTAGGATTTGTTTATGACCATACCCAAACTTAGACTTAATCTGAAGATAAATTGCTGCTGCAACCTGAGTAGCAGAAGAAGATCCAATTACATTCTTAACTACGTTACCTGGGCCAGCAACTGACCACTGCCCACGAGCAAAGAAGTCTAGCGTAGAATCATAATTTGAAGCGACTGCGATTTCTCCAATAGAGTCTGTGTGTCCAACAGAAACTGAATTTGTTAAACATCCTGGCCAATCTAGTCTCTGATAGTCTCTTCCATTTCCAGCTGGGAAAAATACTGGGATACCGTTTTGGTCTAAAGCATTGATCATATTGTATGTATTACTTTGATACTTAGGGCAATAATCTGTGCCGACAGCACCTAGGATATGATGACCCTGAGACATTGTTACCGCCTGAATGTTGTACTTAGAAGCATTTTGATTAACCCATTGTAATGCAGTAGATACTGTAGGGTCTACAGCAGTTGCAATTCTTGCACCAGTTTCAGTGCTTGGAATAATACGAATAAAAACAACATTAGCATTTGGGTTCTGCATTAAAAATGTAGATGTCATTTGTGTGCCGTGATCAAATCCATTAAGACTAATTAGATTTGCAGGCATACTTGCTGCACCAGGTCCTTCTTGAAATAAAGAACCATTTGGGCATGCACCTTTTTGCAAAATGCATACCTCTTGAATAATTTTTCCCTGAAATGCAGGAAGAGACGTATCAATTGCTGTATCAAGAATAGCAACTGTAGGAGTAGCAGAATCCGCCTTTGCTACTGTATATGATGGCACAACAAGTGCCACTAGAGTTATTAGTGTTGTTAGCTTTTTGTTCATGCCTTAATTCTACTAAATATTAGCAGAATGTCAAGAGTTTTTCTGTATTTTTTTATACCATTTGCCTGAGTCTAACTCAGGCGGGGTAACCATTCCCTGTGACTCTAATAAGTTAGTTATTGTCATTTGCATTAGCTCCATGATCATTTCCATGCGCTGGACGCTAAGCTCAAGTTGACGTAAACGTTCTGATTTTCTCAATTTGCTTCCTTGTCTATTGGTGTTGGGGCTGTTGCTATGCTTCCGCAATTAGCACATTCCATATCTAAAAAATAATTTGCTATCTGATAGTCATCAAAACAAACCTTTAGATTCCATACGTCGCATCCGCATGCACAAACATGTGTTGGCGTTCCTCTTAGGTCCATTGCATGACTGTAGTCCTGTGGCCTAAAAAATAGCTTTCTTGCTTTTTGATCCGCTTCTTCAAACTGGCGTTCTTGACGAGCTTCTTCCTCTAAGTTAATGTAGTATAACCCAAAATCATAACGCTTTCTAAAATTGTTGTATAAAGCTGATGATATAATTCCTACAAAAATCCATCCCAAGAACTTTTTCATAAAATAATTATACCATTATACTTGAATGTATGTAAATGGTGGCGCAACTGCCATATTAAACTCACTTGCTGCTTCTAATGCAGCTTTTAATCTAAGCTTAGGATTCTTCTGATTTTTTGTTGCATATAATGCTCCAAGTGCAACCTGACCACCGCTTCCCTCTGCCATGAAGTTAAAAACATTTTCTCCTACATGAAAGTCTTCATCTACGGTAAAGATTCTACCCTCAACTCCTACGATAAAGATTCCACCCGTATCTTCTTCTGAAGAAGACCCAATGCTTCCGTAACCGTTATCTTTGAACGCTTGCTTAACTGAATCAATAAACTTGGTTCTCATAAATTTGTCTAACCCAGAGTTTGTTTTCGTTGGAGTGTACTTTGGTGGTGTCCAGGAATACTGCAAGATTTGACCCATGCGAAATGAATCTGTGAATGCAATTCCGTATTGTCCAACTTTAAAGCACTTTGGTTCTTTACGGGACAGGATCCATCCAGTTTTGTCATCTGATGCTGCATGGTCTGATCCCATGTACACCACACCATTTTGAGCAATAGCTACGATACAGGTCATGGTTCTAGTATACTAAATAAAAAATTAAAGTGCTAGTCTTCTAAATTTTCAGCGTGAATTTCAAGGTGCGTGAGCTTAACTAAGGTTTCTTCAAGCTCAGACCTTACGGAAATTAATTCCTGCAGGGCTTCATAATATTTACCCTTCCATTCATCTAAATCTTTTTCTAATTTATAGAGTTTTATTTGCAGATCTTTTAATTCTAATTTAAGATCAGATTGAGCTTTTTCTTCTGCTCTTTTTAACTCTATTGATTTAGCTTTTTTTTGATTATAAAAAGCAGTAACAAGTCCGCTCAGCAATGACGCAGAGATTGTTAATATAATCTGTGTGGAAGTTATATTCATGGTATATTAATTATACCCTAATAATGATTATTAAACTAATAATTCAGAGGCAGTTATTTCATCTCCGTGATACTTCTTTTTCATAACAAATTCTTTAACAGCATCTGAACCATTTTGTCTTCCAGCCAATATTACAACCCATCTAGGCTCAAATTTTGAAGTATGGCAAGTTTCGCACATTAATAAATTAATTGGAAGTAGCTGTGACTTCTTTACAGATAGCTGATTTTTGCTTTTATTACATGAATAACAAAGAACTTTTTCCATTATTTTTTTCTCCCAGTGGTCGCTGGAACTCCTTCAAGCTCCACTCTTACTCCATATGATTCCAATATGTTTTTTACCATTTCTATATATTCTATTATTTTTACCTTTAATGATCCATCGTATTGAATAAAATTATCTTCATAAAGCCTTATTGCAAGGAACTCAGGATACTTAACTATATCCATCTTTAAATTTCCCGCTGGTTTATTTAATTCTCTTATCTTTTTAGCCATTTCTTTTGTATAAAATACTGGCTTGTTTGGCTCCCCAGTCCATTGATTTATTCCATACTTAAAGTGATCTGCCATGTTTTACTTTCAACTCTTTCCACACTGCCTTTGTTTTGTGTGCGTTTCTAACTTTATCTGACGAGCCAGAGTTTAGGTAAATTCCTCCCCAAACACCATAGCTGCTGTCTGATACTCCAGCGTCATAGCAAATATCTATTACTGGGCATGACAAACATGCATTGTCTATACTTTTTGCTATATTGATATCGGATTCATACTTATCAAAAAATAAATTTGTGTCCATGCCCTTGCATAAAGCAAAATCATACCATTTTGCATCATCTTCATGGATGTTTAGATCATTTAAAATACTTGACATATTTTTTAGGCAACTTCCATATACCTTGATCGTTTACAATTACTTTTTCAGATATACCCCAAGAGTTTCTAAACATTCCATGTTTATCTGTATAAGCATTAGGATTATTTTTCCATATAATTAAATCGTAATTGTCCCAAAAAGATTCTTGGTTTTTATTTTGAAATCTTTTGATGAAGACTTCAACTCCTTGCATCGTTAAATTAAGCATTTTACCCTGTCTAATAAGTCCGCCTAATTAGTAATATAATTATACACCAATTAGGCGGAGCCTGTCAATACTATTTTTTATTTATTTTAACAATATTAACTTTTTTAATTTCATCATCAACATTAAAGATATCGTTGACATAATCAACTGCATCTTCAGCACTAAATGCTTCGACTTCTATGTCTACATCTAGTTTAATGCGATACTTGTCCATGTTTATTTTTTCTTAGCTGGAGCCTTTTTAACTGGGGCAGCTTTCTTTGCTGGGGCAGCTTTCTTTGCTGCTGCTTTAGGGGCTGGAGCATCCCAATCTGGACGAGCTACTGCCATTACTAGGCTATATGCTCTTTTCTTTTTATAAACTCCATCGCCATTAGCCTGGCTTCCCTTTTTATCTCCAGAAGTATTTCCTTCATATGTGATCAAGTTTTTTCCATCATTAGATACAACAATACCTACGTGCTCAGTATCTGTTGGGTTCTTGTCAAAATTAAAGAATACAACGTCACCTGGCTCTGCCTGTCCAATAGGAACAATTCTCTTATTCTTTGCAAACCATTGAGCTCCCGCATCACATGAAGCAAAACCTTTTTTTGTTGAAGCTGCAACAAGATGAACTAGTCCTGCGTCATCAAAACATCCTGATACAAACATTGCACACCAAGGCTGGTGGTTTAGGCCGTAACGTTTACCAAAAATAGTATCGTTGTTTGGTCCTTCTGAATACCCTTCATCAGCATATTTCTTTGCTGCTGCTAATACTTTTATAGCATTTGGGTGTCTGGTCTCTGCCATTTTATCTCCTAATATATTACTTTCCTTGCATGCCAAGGTATAGGACTATTATAGCATTTAATCGACTAGTTTGAAGCTTTTTTATCTACGGCTGTAAATGCTGCATTAATTTCTTCAATAGTTAATTTTCCATCATCTAAAAATCCACGTGCCAGTTTTTCAACTACTGAGGCAACACCAAGAGTTCCAGCCAATATTACGGCTTTGGCTGTGCTAATTCCCACAACTGCTCCCGCTCCAATAACTGATAGTCCTGATGCTGCAAATACTGCAACAATTCTAGCAAGAATATTGTTTATGCTTGCTATTGCTCCTCCACCAACATGTGTGGGCTCTTCAATATTTTTCTTTGCCATTTTATTCCTCCTTATTTCTTATTGGATAAGTTACAATCCATGCAATAAATGTACATACAATTGCATAACCTACCACTGTTTTAGCAGAACCATCTAGAACAACCCAGGCAATAAACATGCCAAGAAGTGTCCATAACTGGTCTATCATATCTTTGAGTAGTTTTACCATCTTTCATTCCTCCTTGAACCACCAGAATTTGTTCCACTTGCTGATCCACCGCCAGACGGAGCACTTGGTGCCCCTCCACCAGTAGTCAAACCTACAGCATTTAATGCTGCTCCTGTTGCAACTACAGTTGCCACAACCATCTTGGTCGCCTCTTCTCTTTCTTCTGGAGTCATGTCTGCCCCAATACTTCCAAGCGCTGCTAATGCTGCACCTGGATCAGTTAATGCTGTTGCTAATAATGCTCCTGGATCTTGAACTAATTCAACGTTTGCTGCCACCTCAGCGGTAATAATAAGTGGGTTACCACTTTCGTCAGTACGAATTTCCACTGGTGTTGCTGGTGGCAGATCAGAATAAGAGACTCCAGATGCTTGAACTTGCGCTGCTGAGATTGATTCCCCTGGCTTAAGATTTGCTACCAAAGATGATACGACTTCTTTAATTTCTTCTTTAGATAATTCTTTTCCTGCTTTGGCTTCTTCTGTTAATTTATCTAATCTTTCTTGTTCCGCTTTTGCAGCATCTTCTTCTGCCTTGGTTTTGGCTGCTTCTTCTTTTGCTTTGGCTTCTTCTTCAGCCCTTTTTTCTTCTAATGCTTTTGCCTCTGCTTCAGCCTTTGCTTTATCTTCTGCTTCTTGCTTAGCCTTTGCTTCTGCTTCCTCCGCAGCCTTTAACTCTGCTTCCAAACGTTCTGCTTCAGCCTTAGCCTCAGCATCTGCTTTTGCCTTAGCCTCTTCCTCTGCCTTTTTAGCAGCCTCTTCTGCAGCAATTCTTTCTGCCTCTAATCTTTTTGCTTCTTCTTCAGCAGCAATTCTTTCTGCCTCTGCTTTTGCTGCAGCCTCTGCTGCTGCTTTTGCTTCTGCTTCCGCTTTTGCTTTGGCTGTTTCAGCAGCAATTCTAGCCTGCTCTGCTTCATAGGCTTGTTGTGCAGCAACTCTTGCAGCCTCTGCTGCTATTGCTGCTTGCCTAGCAATCTCTGCCTGTCTTGCTGCTTCTGCGATCCTTGCTCTTTCTGCTTCTTCTGCAGCAAGTGTTTGAGAAACAACTTCTTGTGCTGACGCTACATTATTATTCATTACTGCCACTGCAGCCTGTACTACTACCACTGCATTTGTTAGGTTTTCTTGAGCAGTTGTTAAGTTTTGTTGTGCTGTTGTTAGGTTTTGTTGTGAGGTTTGTAAATCATTGTTAAGTATTTGTAAGGTTTGCTGTGCAACCTCAAGGTTTGTTTGTGCTGCCTGAAGTGTTTGAATTTGTTCTGGTGTTGCACTAGATGTGTTGAACTCAGATCCTGGAATTAATACCCAGCCCGTACCTGTATTTTTATACAAGGAGACATTTGCTCCTCCACCATTTTCATAAAACCATAGTATAAAATCTTTACCTATTCCTGCAGTAGTTTGAACTCCTACGACAGACCCCCCGCCACCTTTGTCATACCAATCATTTATTACAAGCTGATTGTCTAAATATAACCTTACCCCATCATCTGCTGGGGCATGAAGATACGTTGTTCCTGTATAAGTTGGTGTCCAAATGCCTTCCCATTTAACTTGAAAATCTTCAGGGTACGTATTGGCTGGACCACCACCGCCCCACTGTTCATTAATTCCATTTGTATCAGTAGTGGTAGAAACTACCTGACCTGCACCTAGTGGAGGTGCATTATTATATCCAATATCTTGATAGACGGTGGCCGTTAAACCAGGGCTGGTGTTTGCTTCGACTACTGCAGTTGCAGATTCTACAACCTGTGTTTTGTCTACAACAACTGCTGTCTGCGAGTCTACTGCTGTCTGAGAAACCTGTACATTTTCTTGTGCCACTTGAACTGAAACAGTTGCACTACCAACTTGTATAATAACTGCAGTAGCACTATCTACTGCTGCTTGAGCTTGAGAGATAGAATTTTGAGCTTGCTCAATAGTGGCTGTGATAGTCTCTGTAGGACTTGCTATGGCTTCCGCTTGAACCTGTATTTGCGCTGTTGCTGTTTCAGCTTGATCGATTGCACTCTGTGCTGTTTCAATAATTACTGACGGTGTTGCAGATGTAACTGTAGAGCTATCAGATGGAGATACCTGTACAGTTATTTCATCACTAAAAGACTGTTCTGGTGGGATAAAGAATAGCCAGCCTATTACAAAAAGGCTGAATAAAGCTAACTTTATCTTTCTAGTCAACTGAGTTGACCTCCTAAGTAAAACAATATTTTTGTTTACTTAGTAATTATATCAGAATGTTAGTTTAAACTACTTAGGATTATCTGTTTTATAAAACCCATTACCCTTAAACTGTACGCCAGTCGGTGTGTAGTGTCTACTCATTTCTTTGCTACAATTTTCACAAATTTGTGTTGGCCTATATTCTGATATAGACATTGTAATAGGTATTATCTTATCTGTACACTCACATTTAAACTCGTATACTGGCATTACTTTCTTCCCCACTGAATATAATTCCAACCACGCTCATGTGCGTAGTAAATGAATATTTTAACCACTGTTTCCCAAAATGCAATTGCTCCTGAAAGAGTTGCATTTCCAGTAAGAACATAAGCAACAATAAAAGATGATAGGGTTCCCCATATACGATAGCTCATTGCTTTTGCAAAAGATCTAGCTTTTGTTACTGTCATTCTTTACCCCACGACACCGAGTTCCATATTCTTTCATGGTAGTAGTAACAAACAAAATTAACTGCATTAGTTATGACTGTTGCCATTGTAGCCATATTTATGTCTTTGCTTAAGGCATAGAGAGTTATAAATGTTGTTAATAAAGCAATTACTCTCCATGTCATTGATTTAGCAAATGATCTTTTTTTAGAGACCTTCATCATCTATATCCTCTTTAAACCAGTCTGAGTACAGTCGTGCTTCTGCATCTGCAATTTTATTGTCTAAAAATATACTAAATACCCAATTCTTTACGCTTTTCAGTAGCGCTAATAGCATGAATTTTTTCCCCCAAATCTATTTGTTCAATCTTGTATCCTACATCACGACCATAGACAATGTTTGTAATATTAGGTAGCCTTAAAACCATTGCTTGTTTCATAAAATCATCTTTATCAATATAACCCTTTACCTGATCAAATGTAAGAGGATCCTTCTCACTGGTATTATATGTATTACGAACTCCAAGAAGAACTTGATTTGTTCGCTTACCAGCTTCTTTATACAAAGCATGATGACCTTCGTGCCATGGTTGGTATCTACCAAGCATGAGTGTTGTTGGGGCAGACCAATCATGGAGACCAAACTGATTAATGATTGTTGATGCTTTTTGATCAGGGTCAAGCAAATGGCTTGGAAACCCAATATCATATTCAGACGGCTCTTCAAACATCTTATTTGTATCTTCAAATCTTCCTTGTTGAATTGTATACATGTAAACAAGAATGTCAGGTTTACCAAATGCCTCTCTTGTTTCTTTTGTTGGGCATACAAAATCTACAATTACTGGAGCAACTCCCTGATTGGCAATAAGTCTTGCCATTTCTCCCATACGTCTTGCTTGCTCAATTCTATCTTCTTTTGTAAATCCTAAATCTGAATTTACTGTAGCACGAACTTCATCTGCGTTTAGATGAATTGCATTAATTCTTTCTTTTAAAGCTTTAGCAAGAAATGTTTTGCCAGAACCTGGTAGTCCTATAATTTGTATGATCATTTAAAATCTTTCTGTTTGGTGAGCAGTTTATTCACATGCTCAGGTGAATCCTAAGGCGTAACTATTGCCCGTGTCTCTCCGAACTCGGATCGACACTATAATTATACCCTACTTGATTTTAATTGTCTTTGGCTTTTTTTCTTCTGGAATATCGTATTTAAGGACAACCTTTAAAATACCATTTTCCATATTTGCAGAATCGACATACATGTGCTCATCAAGTCCAAATTGCCTTACAAATTTTCTTGCAGCAATACCCTTGTGAACATAATTTGATTCATTAACAACGTCTTCCTTGACGCCCTCAATGATTAATTTACCATCTTCTTCAGTCACATGAATTTGATCTTTTTCAAACCCTGCAACTGCTAACTCAACAAGAAAAGTTTCCTCGTCAAGCCTAATTGTGTTGTATGGCGGATATGTATCTGTTGTAGTCGAATGTGCTAATCTAGACATTAGCTGATCTGCATTAATAAAAAATGGATCTCTAAATAGATCCATAGCAAATGATGTTACCATTTTATTCCTCCTTTAAGCGAATAAATTAATTTACGGGCCCCGTACGGCAACCCACATATATTATACACCCAACAGGCAAAGCCTGTCAATTAATTAAATCTAAAATTAAAGTGGCTCTTGGTTCTAGGGTGACCACCTTATGAATCAATCCTGACGGCAAATATATGACATCCCCTGGATTTAAAATATAAGATTCATATTCATTTACAAGATGGTCTAAAGGCTCACCAAACTTTCCCTCAATACCGACACTGTTATATATTCTATATTCAACCTTACCAACGCACTGCCAAGACACCACATCGTGATCGTCCTTGTGAGCAGCGTACTCATACTCGTTTCTGTTCCCTACAAAATTCATTAATGCTTTTATATGCCAACGCTGATCTTTTATTAAATTATAAACCATTTCTAACAATTGTTTTGTCTGAGGAAATAGGTTGTTCTTCATATCAGATGTAACTGCACTATGATATTGCGGATCTAGTTTTCCAGTAAATGCTATATCTGTTTGATAGGGACCATTTTTTACAAATACATCAACTTTTGGATTGTTCTCTTTATTTGGATTATTGTATTTATGGTTAAGTCCATTTATAAAATCTTCCCACCCTGGTACATCTGGTATGGAATTTTTCATATATATACATGAAATATTTTTTTCAGCATCCTTAAAATCATTTAGAGGTATAGCTATCATTTATTTTCGCTGCTTTTTCTTGCCTTGACTAAGATTGTAAAATCTTTTACCTTTGTGTCACCCATATAAGACCATGCGTATCCATGTTCAATCATCATTTCGTTAATTGATTTTTCAGAACCATCCAGGTAAATCCAGCCCAGTATTCTTCCGTATTTTTCTGTAGAGTCTGGCAATTCTGTTTTAATCAAAATTTCTTTGGCGTCTTGAATATTCTTTTTTAAATATTCTTTTGACTCTAGCCCTAAAGTTTTTTCAAATTTATCGGATGTTCTTGATTCTGGAGTATCAATTCCCGCAAGCCTTACTCTTTTTGACAAAGATATATCAAAACCTAAATCGATATCAACATCTATCGTGTCTCCATCCACAACTTTTAAAAATTTTTTAACTCTGTATTCGTACATTTTTCATCCTATATTCTACTATTTGACTCTACCATGGATTGCGGTGAGACTTTTATAAATCTTGCATCTCTACGTAGAGACATTAGGTCTTCTGATCCGCAATAAGACATACCGCTTTTTATATTATTTATGAGCTGCTGTATAGAATCTTTTACAGAGCCTTTACTTTTTATTACAGCTTCAGCTCCTTCTATATGCAGCCTGTCTGCTGGAACATTTGCACCTTCTATAGTTTGAATACCACGAGAAGCCAGTCCTCTGAATATCAAATTTCCATCTTTATCTTTTTCACATTCATCATGACCTGCAAAAAAATTACCCATCATGATAGCGCTTGCTCCAGCTGCAAGGGCTTTGACGGCATCCCCATTATTTTTTATTCCTCCGTCTGACACTATTCCATTTATTGAATATTCTTTTACTCTTTCATATATATCAATTACTGAGGATAAAACTGGTTGTCCAAACCCAGTAACAACTCTGGTTGTACAAGCAGCTCCGCCACCAATACCTACACGCACAGAATCTGCACCAGCATCCATGAGGTCCCTGTATGCTTCAAAAGAAGAAACGTTTCCTGACATTATGTGTATGCTAGAAGGACAAATACCCCTAAGATCTTTTACTGCAGATATTGCGGTATCTGTATGTCCAAATGCGGTATCTATTAGGATTATCTTAACGCCAATAGAAACAATTTTATTTATTAGATCCGCATCTGACGCTTCATTATTACTTATAGAAAATCCTACACGGTTGTGATATGGATTGTTTCGCATTTGATACTCAAGTTGCTCAATTCTTTTTTCTAATGGCATAAACCTATGAATAAATGCAACTCCACCTGCTTCTGTTACTTCTTCAATCATTTTATTACTATTAATAAATTCCATTGGTGCGGTCATAAAAGCATTATATAATTCTATAACACCGTCTGGATTATTTGGGTTACCCAATAAACTTTTAATAGTTATATTTGATCTACTTTTTATGTTTGATCTAGATGGAAGCAGCAGAATGTCATCAAAACATACGTTGCTGACTGTAGTGTCTAGCTGCATGAATTAATCCTTTAATGATTTCCATGGGTTTGGTGGTAGCTTTAGGCTTGATTGCAAGAACCAATCCCACTCTTGATGCTGTCCAAGTCTATTTGATAAAAATTGAACAAGCCCATGCTCTCTATGTACAATTGCTTGCTCTACTAAAATCTTAATATCTTCAATAATTCTTTGATTAATTGGAACAAGATGTTGAGCCATTTCTACTCCACAGTATGTAGCAGGCTTTACATTTCCCAATGTTTGATTAGCAGTAAACTCTTCTAGAGTATACGGAGCTTCTCCATTTAATCTTCTTAGCCATACAGAAACCTCGTGTACAGCATTTTCTGCATCCTTATAGATTTCTTCATATATAATTCTTGACTGTCTCATTAAGACAGACTCTGTATTCCAGTGGAATCCGTGCACTAGGTGTGCGAACACTACTGAGTTTGCTTGAAATTCCTGTAGCGATTTTATTAGTTCTTTTTGTTTTACCATTGTCTTGTTTCTCCCCATGTCTTTTGTTTTCCAAACATACCGTCTAACCTTCTTTGATTTTGTACAAAACCTCCAGTTACGGCGTGAGCTAATTTAAATAGATCTGGTATCAAAAGGTCTCCCTTCTGCCAGCGGTGCACTTTTCTAAATTCAGTATCTTCCCAAACTATTTTAGTTACCTTAACATTTAGCTCTATAAATCTTTTATTATCTTCCTCTGATGGCTCTCTACCATCAAATTCAACCAAGCGAATTGGAAGATACCCGCCTAGATGTGTTCGTAAGGTTTTTTCATTTGTAATCCAATGCCTCTTTACATAATCAAATCTTACATTACTACCATCTTTTTTTATACCTTCAACTCTACATTTATCTAAAAAATCTGTTTCATTTTTATCTAAGCGATTATATAGGTCTGCCATATCATAAAAACATGTATTGCCCGTGTCGTAATCGCAATCAAACTGAGTCATATTCCATGTGGAACCGTAAAAAGAATCATTCTCGTACTCTACCCACTCTACATGCCAGCCCAACATCCATTCATCTTTTGTTGCAATTGTTGGACCCTTCATGTGCTTGTGATGGTCTTCAATATAATCAGATTTTGATGTATCTTTTGAGTTAGGATACCATCCTAGTAGGTCTCCAAAAATATGCATTATATCTTGCTGCATTGCAAAATCAGCATGAACATTTCTAAATGCAATTATTTTTTCATCTAAAAATTTTTGCTTATAATAATTAAGATTGTTTTTTATAGAGTCCATTCCTGGGAACTCAATGACCTCAACCTCTTGCATATTTTTCCGTTCTAGTTAATTGTTTGTTTTAAGCTTGCTTTAAGCCACCACTGCCATTTTTTATGGCTATCTTGTCTTTCAGAAATAAAATTAGCTAGGCCTTGATCGCCTGCTTGTGTCGCTGCATTGAATAATGTTGCTAGGTCATTCAGCATTATTTCATTTGCATCAAATAAAATTTTTGTCATTGATATTGGAGAATTGCTTGGCGTTAAAGTTTCTCCCATTGTTTGATTTACAATGAGCTGACTTAGTGTATATGGTGCCTGAGCATCAAATTTTCTTATCCATTCAGATATTGTATCTATTGTTCCATCAATATCTTCATAAATTTTGCCAAAGAAATCGTGGTACTGTGTAAACAATGGGCCCTCTACGTTCCAGTGAAACCCATGTGCTGCACTAGCCATCACAAAGGAGTTGGCCTGCCATCTTTTTAGCAAATTTATTAATTGTTCCATTATTCTAGTATACCATTTCTATTATTAAACTGTTGGGTCTGTTGCGGTTGTTTTAGGCATCATGATTCCTTCTGCCCATTGCTTTCTTAAATCTTCTTGAGCCCCATAAACTGATTCCTTTTGAGCCTGTAAATCTTCATCATAAACAGAGTCTGCAAAATCAAAAGAGCACATCATTGTATATCTGTCTCCTCCAAGGATTTCGGTGACAGCATGTACGTTATCGATACCTACTCCAAAAACTACAACATTACCCTTGGTTGGTTTGATCCCTATCTTATGATCTCTAAAAGTTAATTTGCCACCGTCGTAACTATCATTTAAATATACTATGGCAACAAGTTTATTTTCTTTCCATGCATTTGGTGTGCCATCAAGCTCTGCATTATCAGCATGATCTGCTGCCCATGCACCAGGGGTCCATTTATGTGTACTTAGCGTTAAAGGTTTTAGTTTTTTCCCAAATACTTCTTCTGCAAGCTTATGCATTTTATCTTTAGCCTGAAAAACTAATTCTTTGCCTTTACCTTCATTTGATTTTTGTCCAGAGATTGTGTACATGCCTGGAAAACAGGAGAGCATCCAGTCGTCTAAACTATTCCAATATGATACAAAATTATCACATTCTTCTTGAGTAAAGACGGCTGAATACTCAACCACATCTTCTTTATGTATTATTTTTTCCATAATACAATTATACCATCACGCTGATAGGATCTTGGACAAAGCGTTAATGGTTGCTGCAATTCTGCCGATATCTCTTAATTGTTCTACAGAATATCCCTCTTCTTTTAGGGTTTCATAATGCGCTTTAACGCAAAAATGGCACTTACCAATAATGGATGAGGCTAAACAATAAGCCTCAAATTTTGCTTTTGTTGTTCCACCATGTGAGGCTATGGCATTCATTCTAAGCTGTGCAGGCAAACCTTTAAGGTTTGCATCGTCTGCCATTTCAAGGAATGGGTACCAAATATTATTTTGAGCCATGATAGATCCAGCTGTCAGGGCTGCATTTTTTTCAACCTCATCTGATGCATTTGCTACAATAAATGTTAAAAGTTTAGAATTTCCTGTAGCAAATGCTGCTGCAATTGAAAGATAAGTGGCATGCTCTGGATCAATAGTTGATCTATTAATTACTGCATCAAGATTCAACTTAATATCTTTAGCATATTCTGGAAGAGAATCCTTAAGCTGGTCTACCCATGACATTACAGTGTTTCCCCGCCCAAAGGTCTATTGCAGGCACAAAGTTCTCCTGTTTGAAGAGCATCTAAAACTCGCAGTGCTTCTTCTGGATTTCGTCCGACATCAAGGTTGTTTACAGTAACGTGTTGAATAATATTGTTTGGATCAACAATAAATGTAGCACGTAAAGCAACTCCTTGAGGAGTAATAATACCTAGCTGGTCAGCAAGTCCAGATAAAGATCTGTCATTTTCTTCATCGTAAGACCATCCACGAATTTGATCAGCAAACATCCATGAGTTTGTTTTCTTCAAATCTTCGTGTGCGTTTCTCCATGCAATCTTACAAAATTCATTATCAGTTGATCCTGTTAGAAGTACTGCATCTCTGTCTTCAAAATCTTTTGCAAGCTTATCGTACGCAACAATTTCTGTTGGGCATACAAATGTAAAGTCCTTTGGATAGTAAACAATTACTTTCCACTTTCCAGGGAATGAGTTTTCTGTTAATGTTTCAAAAACATCATCAGAAGAATCAAGTCTCCCTGGTTTTACTCCGACGACAGCAAAGCCGTCAATCTTATCTCCGATTGTCTTCATTTATTCTCCGTTGTTAAGAACTATATACACATATAGTTGTAGCCCTACAGGGAATTGAACCCTGCTTTACAGGTTGAAAACCTGTTGTCCTGACCACTAGACGATAGGGCCATAAGTATTAATTTTACTATTTTAAAATATGATTGTCAATGGTGCTCCATGTAAGACTTGAACTTACAACATCCAGATTCTAAGTCTGGCGCCTCTACCAATTGGACTAATGGAGCCTTGCTCTTCCCCCTGGATTCGAACCAAGATTGCCTGAGCCAAAATCAGGAGTCCTACCGTTGGACGAAGGAAGAATGGCGGAAGGTGGGAGAGTCGAACTCCCAAGGGCTTTAACACCTCGACTGTTTTCAAGACAGCTGCCGTCGCCAATCGGACTTGACCTTCCTTAGTGCCACACCTTGGGATCGAACCAAGCATGTCTTAGACGACGGATTTACAGTCCGCTGCCCCACCCTGGGGCTTGTGTGACGGGGTGACCTGTGGGAATTGAACCCACACGTGCTGGACCACAACCAGCCGCTCTACCATTGAGCTAAGGCCACGGTGGAAACAGTAGGAATCGAACCTACGACATTCTGTGTGTAAGACAGACGCTCTACTCTCTGAGCTATGCTTCCTGAGTCTGATTAGAAGGACTTGAACCTTCGGCCTCCTGCTCCCAAAGCAGGCGTTCTACCAACTGAACTATAACCAGGCGAAGACGGTAGGAATCGAACCCACTCCAGGAGGTTTGGAAGCTCCTGTGCTAACCATTACACTACGTCGACGAGCCCAATATCAGATTCGAACTGATGACCCTCCGCTTACAAGGCGGATGCTCTAGCCACTGAGCTAATCGGGCGGTGATCTTACGATCAGTGGGAAATCTAGGAATCGAACCTAGTACTTATGTTCTTCAGACATACGCTTTACCTTTTAAGCTAATATCCCGTAGAGATAAATGGATTTGAACCATTGACCTTCTGTGTATCAGACAGATGCTCTAACCAACTGAGCTATACCTCTGCACCCAAAACAGGATTCGAACCTGTGACCCTCTCGTTCGTAGCGAGATGCTCTATTCCGCTGAGCTACATGGGTATAAACAAAAATCGGGCTAAATTTTTCAATTTGCCCGATTTGGTTTTATATATATAAAACTATTTCAGACAACACTTCCAATAAACCAGACTGTTGACGGTAGCACAAAATGCCCACGTTGAGATGTGGTCTGATATGATCGAAGTGTTGCTTTCATAGTGTATATACTACCATTTCTTTTTTATATGTGCAAGCGGAAGATACAGGATTCGAACCTGTGCTCCTTTCGGATTGCCTCTTTAGCAAAGAGGTGAGTTAGGCCACTGCTCTAATCTTCCGAAGCGGAGGTGGGATTTGAACCCACGACCTAAAGCTTATGAGGCTTCCGAGCTAACCAAACTGCTCTACTCCGCAGCGATCCATATCGGACTTGAACCGACGGCCTCTACCGTGACAGGGTAGCGCTCTAACCAACTGAGCTAATGGACCATGTGTGAGCAATGTATTGACTAGTACATTCTCACCGACTCTTTTCTTCAACACCTGCGAGTAACAGCAACTGTGTGTCATTGTCATACACTAAAGGCAGAGTTAATGCCGTCACCAATTCGGGGCTGGTCCTACATATCTTATTCACGATTGATATAACCGAGTGTTAGTCACTACACTGAGCGAATAGTCAGAATCGAACTGACGCCACCTACTTGGAAGGAAGGAGCACTACCATTATGCAATATTCGCAATATTTAATTTTGTACCTGCGGTTAGAATCGAACTAACACCCTCTTAGTTATGAGCCAAGCGAACCACCATTGTTCTACGCAGATAAAGCTGGTCTGGCAGGTCTCGATCCTGCGACATCCGAATTAACAGTTCGGCGCTCTACCAACTGAGCTACAGACCATAAGCGCCCCTAGAAGGATTCGAACCTCCGACCAAACGGGTAGAAACCGTTGACTCTTCCGCTGAGCTATAAGGGCTTATTAGTATACACTATTCTTCTAATTCTATCAAGCCTAATTCTTTAGCTACTCTTTTACCTTCTTCGCTTAATTCCATGTGTGCTTCTAAGTTTTCATCATATTCGATATCAAGTAAACCTTTTTCAAATAAATCAACGAGTGTTGCATCTACAAAGCTTGTGTGCGCTTCCCACAACTCTGGTGCAATTTCTTGAGCAATTGGATCTATTGTAAATATAAATTCGCCACTTTCATCTACGCCAGAAACTTTAATGACACCCATGTCGATGTACATATTTAGAAGCTCGTCGTCCATTTATTCCTCCTGTGCGCCAAGTAGGACTTGAACCTACGATTACCGAATTATGAGTTCGGGGCTTTAACCAACTAAGCTATTGGCGCTTAGTTTTGTTAAGTATAATATATTTAAATGTCCTTGTCAATAGTAGTTTCAACAGCTTGTTGAACATACTCAGAAAAATGTTTTCTTATGCTACCCATAGGCCTTTTGCCGTATGAGTTCCATAATCTTTTATATTCAATAATATTGTAGTATGTTGTTGGACATACCACATCTCCATTATACTCTTTCATTACTGTTGGTAGTGGAACATGCTTTGTGCAACATTTACATGCTTTTGCTTGCTCTTGGTATTCACTCATAGTATCTGCATCCTGTCCATTGATTCTCTTAAATGTTCTGGCATTTTTGGTGGCCTAATCATGTTGTAATGATGAGTTTCTCCGTCTGCCTTTCCAAAATCATCTTCAAGAGATATTGACTCATATGTATGTATGTTTATCTCTTGATTCAAATCTGGCCTTGTTCTGCTAATTGCATTAAATATAGATCCGCATACTGCGTCTGCAAGGTCTTTAGAACCCTTTCTTGGGTGATCTACTTTATCCCTCATAATTTTTAACTGCAATAATTCATCAATAAGCAAAGGAATATACGGACCAGATAATCTTTCTTCTAATACAACCATCGCCATGTCGTCGTAATGTTTTTTTGCTACTGATAAAATTTCTGTATTAATCCCGTACTGTTTAAGTTGCTGCATCATGTCATGAGAGTTCCATCGGTCAAATGTACATATTCTAATTTTAAACCCTGCAGTTCTTAGTGCAAGAATATAATCTTTTACTTCTGTAAAGTCTACAGATTTGTCTGGTGTTGGAGTCCAATATCTGACTGCATCAACCTCTACAATTGGTGCTGGTTGAGAATACGAATCAGTCACTTTTACATTAACCCATTTTTGAACATGTGCAAGGGATACTGCACAATGGTCATGTTTTTGTGCAAGGTCGACATGTATAAAATATTCTTTATCTGGATCTGGAGCAAACCATGGTTCAAGTCTGCCAAACGAATCTACTGCTAAAGCTGTGTTGTTAAAAGCTTTTTCAATCTTCTCACGTGATTTAAAGAAAGCATCAATCATTTCAGGAGGCATACAGGCAAATCTACCTAATGCGTCTGGCATATTTTTATAAAATTCAACTTTGTAATCTTCAATTTTTTTAGTAGGGTTTACTTCCCAAGAAGGTCTTTTAACTGCATATACTTTAGGTATAGCATAAGATATTATATGGTCCTCTTCCCACTCAACAACTACCTCGTTTCCTGGGGTACCGTCTGGAAGATCCTCGTCCATTTTTAATGTAGCAACTCTAATAATTGTTTCTTTGTCTGCTATAACTGAATCATAAAATTTTTGAATAGGATCATTTTTAAAACGAGGGAAGGAAAGCAGTATAACTTTGCCGTAATCTGGAAAACGAGAAATTACTGATGCACGATACATATCATATATAGCATCAGCTGTTTTTGCCTGATCGTGTCCTGTTGTGTTCTCGATTGCAAATCCTGAAATTTCATCAAGGATTACAGCAATAACGTTATATCCTTCCCAAGCTTCTCTTTGAGAGTGACCTGAGTGTACTGTTATGCTCTTATCAAATTTAATTTCTGAAGCTTTTGCTTCATACTTACCTACAAACCATGGACATCTGTCAACACGTGTTTTAAATCCTTTAAAGAAAACATTGTTTGCTTGTTGTGCGTTAATAGCAATATTTAGAATATCGATTGTATCGCCTGGTGGTTTTCCATAGTAGGTTGCTGGATCTTTTAAACATAACAAAAGATAAACCATATACGATACTGAAATAGTAGCCGTGTAGTCTTTTCCAGAGCCCTTGCCAAGCTGAGCAATTACTTCATTGCATGTTTGCTTAAACATGCGCTTTCCCTCTTCTTCTCCGAACAGTTTAACCAGGGTTGATTCTTTATATATCTGAGAAGACTTTTCAATAAGAGTATATTGGTAATCAGATAAAGGGGGAAGTCCTAAATAGTCTGGGCTTGTTACAAATGTACGTAGATCTACTGGACGTTCATCAAATTCTTCACCGTCTAATATATCTATAAAATCATTAAAACTAAGACTCATTAACTACCTCTGAATGAAGTACTACTGGCTCTACTATACCAGTTATTTGTGAAAGCCTTTTAGCAACCTCTAATTTACAATGAGAACATTGGGCAGTTACATCTTTTAAAATTCCAACTAATATCTCTTGCTTCTTTTCGTTTTCTGCCATTTGAGCAGCAAGCTCTGTATTTTCCAAAACGCCTACAGACTGAAGCATTGCAATTCTTTTTGTTTCAATATCTGCAATTAGCTTTAAAGCTGTTGCCTTTACATTCAGGGCATCTTGTATATCAGCCTGCTGAACAGTTTTCCACGCTTCATTAATAAGCATCGCATAATGCTGATCTGCGCCAGAGATGGCTTCTCTTGCTCTGTCTTTAATATTATTATCGTTGTGTACAACAGATTTCCATTCGTCGATCAACTCGACAACTTCTTTTCTGGTCAACCCTGTGAGGGTGGCAATCTGAGTTGCTGAGTTGCCCTTAAGCAATTCCTCAACAACCTTATTCATGCGGTCAAAATGGACCGACGGCTCAATTTCGCTCATATGTTATATTATAATCCTAGTTGACTAAAAAATCAACTCGATTGCAAATTGGCAATTTTTAATAATATTAAATATCCAATCATGTCATCAATATCATTATCCCCTGCAAAACCTGAACCATTCTTAATCCTATTAATCTTATCATCAATACGGATCTTAATTTGCTCTTGATTGTCCGCCTGAGAAAATATACGAATTGGACTAAGAGCTGAATCTCCATACGATATGTTCTTTTTAATTAACATCTCTGCAATTTCAAGACACTGCCTAATAATCTTTTGTCCTGAGGGAGCATCTGTTGCCATTAGCTGAAGATCAGTTATCCAAGCTTGGTATCCGCCGTCTTTGTTTGGGTATCCTATCATTATCGCCTCCTAATTAATTGAAAACTTTCTAAGTATCTTTGTATGGTCATAGCAGATACATTGCATTCTTTTGCAATTTCTGTAACTGTTTTTTTCTGTACTACATACCTTCTATATAGCCACTCTTTACTTTGATATAACTTCATCGCTTTGTTAGAACCTCATTTGCATAATATGCAATGCCAAAAGAATCTGCAACATCAAAGTCGTCTAACGCAAGATTATATTTTTTATTAAAGTAATCCGCCGTTCTTTGTTTACGCATGTTTCTTAATTGGTTTTTATACCAGGAATCGGCATATCCTGGATGTGCTAATCTTATTGCAGACTTCTCATCTTTTGTCGGATTCTTGTTGCCAATGTGCGCCTGCCACGAGGTAGGGCTAATTGTAATAACCTTAGCACCAGTAGACATAAGCTCAGCAATAACAACTCCATAGACATAAGACAATTTTATCACAGCATCAGGTGATCTGACAAGTACCGCTCCCTCAACCGCTATATAATCTGATTTTAACTCATCTAACATTATTGACATTTTGTTTTTAGCGTCATATATCTTTTCATAGATATCTGCACCCTCAATATTTATCTTACCCCATTTTAAAGGAATATTATTTTCAAGCAAACAAAAAGCTATTGAATTAGTTGACGCATCTATTCCTAAAACACGGTATGCTTTAGTTTTAATTAGCTCGTTTAATCTCATTAATCAGCGCCTCCAATTTAGATTTAGATTTTGATTTTGACTGCTGCTCACATTTATAACAAATCTCTACCCCGTTATATCTGCTAAGCTTAGCTTTACATTTTTTACAATTTCTTACAGCACCGTTTTTAATAGCTTTTTTCTCATAATACTTTTCCATTATTCTTTTGTTTGTTGCAATTCTGCAACATTCGTCAGAACAATATTTTTGATTGTGAGTTTTTGGCTCAAAATCAATTCCGCAATCTTTATTAATACATATCATAGTGCTGGCACCTTATACAATTCAATCTGAACTGTTCCTGTTGGTGTATCCTTTGCGTAACATTGCTTTTTAATTGGGCAGTATGTACAGGGCATTTTTGATTTAGTAGCCCCAGCTGGTCTCATGGGAAGGTCGCCATCTTTAAAATTGTCATAGACTTCCTGCATCCATAGGAATAAACCTTCTATGATCTCTTTATTGCTATCATTCATTGAAATTGGAATTATTAAAATCTCTTGTGTGTTTTTATTTTCATACAAGAAAAAACCTTCTTTAGCATTTTTAAGCTTCATATAAGTTAACAACTGTAATTTATGATTAGCTGATGGCTTCATTTCAGCCTGCCTAGTATCCCAGACCTCTTGCTTAGCAGTTTTAATTTCGCCAATCACGGTTTCACCGTCGTATTCCATAATAAGATCTATGAAGCCACGAATCGGCGGATACTCATTAACAATCTCTTCTTCTTCACGAACAAACTCTGGCATGGTTGCAATAAGCTTCTGCAATCTTTCATGAGCCTGTGTTCCTTGAGCCATGTTAGCGACTGCGACTGCATCATTATCATCAATAAAAACAGCACCACTAAATGCCATATACCAATATCTTGGGCAGTTGCCGTGACCATAACCAAGTGAGCTTGGACTGAAAGACTTTTTTATCATCTCTCCATCAGCTCTTTTAGTGTTACGATATGACTCATCAAGAAGCTGTGCAAATTTTTCTGGATCAAAAAACTTACCAGTATGTTTTTTAAATTTAAGATTTTTAACTATGTCTCTAGCCATTAGTAAACCTAAATACTATGTCAGCTCCTAACCAGATCCCAACAATTCCCATAACTGCTGGAAAGTACGGAGGTGCTGGTACTGGTAACTTAAATGCAGCAAAAGCTCCGCCTAAAATTGCTCCTGTTAATGTAGAAAGTAATATGTCTTTTATCATTATGAATTGTACCTAACGACATACTTAAGTGCATCTACAAGTTTGTCTATGGACTCCTTTACTGAATAATAAACGTTTTTCTTGTTATTGTTTACTGTTCCAGCCTTGTCTTTTGCAATAGTGGAGTAATAAGATGCAAGAACAGCAAACTTGGTTGACATTGCCTGAAGCTCCATAATCAACATTGGTGCTTTTGCAGAAGGCACATCTGGATTCATTAATAATTTTACTACAATTGCAAGAGCTTTATCAAGGTGTTCATCCCCCATAAACTCATGCATGTCATTAAACTCAGTAATATTACTAATAAGCTCAAGAGTATTCTTATCTTCTGTCATCTTTTTCCTTTCTATCTATCATATCTATAAATAAACCCAATGGGTATCCCACCATAAAGCCTATGCATAATCCAAAAATTAATGCTGTCACTGATTCTTCTCCCAAAATTCAATTAGCTCTTCTAGTACAGCCCATTCAATAATTCCTAGTCTAACCTTAGACTCATCGCCTATGATTATCTTTAAAGCTGGGTGCATGTCTCTGCTAACTTTAAATGTATCTGTGCAAATTTTTGCCCAGACATCTTTGTTCAGATTAAAAGACTTTGATGCTTCCTTATAATCAACAACAAATTGATTCCATTTAGCATCTCCCTTTTGATAATCTCCTCGTCCGCTATTTTTTTGTGCCTTAGCTCCGTCTCTTTTAACTTCTGATCTTTCTGACATTATCCAACCCTGTGTTCATTTCTATGTCCGTCTGGACATGTCCAAAACAAAAGCATTTGATCTGGATCCCACCAGGCTTCCGTGGTGTCCTTGTCGCATTTTGAACAAGGTTTCTGGCCTTCTATTTTTTGAGCATTTACTGGAATCTTAACATCAGATTCTTTTTTAAAGAACTCATCAATATTTGGCATTTATATCACTAGACAAAGTATTTACAACATCAGGATTCTCTTTAAGATATTGAACTGCCTTTGCCCTTCCCTGTAAACGTTCTCCGTTTACAGTATACCAAGCTCCGCCCTTTTCAACTATGCCACACATTTCTGCAACATCCAATGTCTCACCAACTTTATCTACTCCCAGGGATTCTCCTTGATAGTAGAAGTCGTACTGTCCTGAAAGATTAGGGGGGCCGAGCTTGTTGTAATCAATAATCCAATTGACAGGTCTGCCAACTCGTTGTTCAATGATTTTGTCACCAACTTTAACGCCCGCTTTAATCGCATTAGCTTCAGCTTCTGAAGACCATAGCTTAATGACCGTGGAAGAGAAGAACTTAACTGCCATACCCCCTGTCGGAATATGGGAGGCATGCATAGATCCAAATTGGTTTCTTTGCTGTGAGATGAGAACCAGTAGTGTGTTTTTGTTTGCATAATTTAACATCTTGACTGCGTGAGTCATATCCTTTGCTTCAGCGCCGATTTGCTTTGTATCTTGCAAATCTTTTAATTCATTGCCATCTTTTTCAAAATAAATTGCTGGAAGTAATGCTGAAATAGAATCTACAACAATAATATCTACTTCCGCTTCCATTAATTTTGTTGCAACATCAACCATGTCATTTACTGTTTTGGCTGGTGAGTAAATAAGGGAAGTTGAATCTACTCCTAAAGACTCCGCCCATTCAGCAGAGTAAGAATGCTCAGCATCAATCCAAGCGCATGTCTTGCCATTTTTTTGTGCTTCTGCAATCATCTGTAAACAAAAAGAAGACTTTCCAGCAGACTTATTTCCCCAAATTAAAACTTGTCTACCAAAGCCAAGTCCGCCCTGCAAAGCAAAGTTTAGGCCAATACTTGGTGTTGGTTGCTTTTCAACAACTACATTTTGCGCTGACTGTACTCGTGCTCTTGTTTTTGGATCTAGCTTTGATAGTATATCATCTATCAACATTGTCATTTTATCTCTTTCTTTTGTATTATTATAGCATTAAAAACGGTTGCCGTGAAGTGCTGGTCGACCTTTATTCTTTTCTACCTTTTGAAATAAAATTTCATCAAGACTATGTTCAATTTGATTTGTGTCACGCATTGCTGCATATAGATCTAGAAGTCTAATAACTATATCTGCCATTTCTTCTACAACTTCTTGAGACCCCTTGTCTTTACGGATAGCCTCCAAAACTTCAGTAACTTCCGAATGTACGAGAGCAAGTTTATTACCAATTTTGTCATAGTTAATTTCTCCATCCCAAAATCCCTTTTCAACAGCTGTCTCATGTAAAATTGCTGCAAGGGCATCTAGCCCATAATCTGTTAATAAAGTAATATCGTCTTGTCTACTCATCGCTATCCTTTAAAGAAAATACAAAAGAAGTCCCATCTTCATTTACACTAACAACCAACTCTGAGTTTGGAACATCTGAAAAGAATCCAACGGGGATCTCTACTTTCTTAACTTGCTGCAAAACCCCAATTAAAATTTTATTTGGGTTTAATGATTTAAAATATTCCTCTAGTGGGATATCTTCCATTACTTTATCTCCTTTATATTTAAAGTGCCGTCGTCTAATTTAGACAAGACTGGCTTACATTTCATTCCTTCTCGCATTCTTGCAAGCGTTTGCTTGTACATTGTCGGGAAAGCAATTGCTCTAATTAATTCTTTATCTTTATTAGTCATAACAATATGGCTCATTGTCTTTCCTGCCTTTGTTTGGTATGGAGTAAAATTAATTACCATATATTCGTCTTCGGACAGATCGTATTGCTTTTGATAAAGATACTTAACAAATAAATCTTCTGAATCTGGATTAATATCACTAACCTTTACGTAACGTGATATTCTGTTGTCTCCTACCAAGATGAAGTACATTTGTCCTGGCTCAATTTGTGTTTGCTCATTGTGGAATAAACCAATTGAACCAGTTTCATCTACGAGCTCTACTCGTGCCCAACCAGTTCCCCTCTTAATTGATTTAACCATTCCAAACATCACAAATGACCCTAGGTCATCAAAATCTTCAATGGGTCTAGCTTGCGCTTTAATTCTAGGAGGAATTCCATCAAGATTAAAAGCTGGTATGCCTAAATACTCATAGTAATTATCTTTTTCATTACCGCTTCTTTCATTATCTTTAAATGCACAACCGCCAATAGAATTGAGTGCTTGTATAGCACGGCTATTAATTCCAGATCCCTTTTTAGAGGCAACCTCTGTAAACTCAGCATAGCTTTTAAATGGACGTGCATCAATAATTTTATTTGCAATGTTATCTGAAATATATTTAACTTCAGCAAGTCCAAATCTAATTGCATTATCTTTCAAAGAAAAATAAACATCTGACTCATTAACGTGTGGCAAAAGAACCTTTAAGCCTAGGCGCTTTGCTTCAATTAAATATTCTGTTCTTGCATCTTTATCATTTTCGTTTTTAAGAACTGAAAACATGAATTCAAGAGGATAATAGGACTTAAGCCAAGCAGTATAATAACTAAGCATAGAGTAAGCAACAGCATGGGAGCGGTTGAAAGAATAACCAGCATGAGCCTCAAACATATGCCAAAGCGTCTCCGCTTGTTTTTTAGAAATGTGTTTTGAAGCACCATCAATAAATTTATCCTTGAACTGGTCAAACTCTCTTGCATCTTTTTTCTTACCAATAATCTTACGCACCTTATCGGCTTCGGACCAAGTCATCCCTCCTAGGTGTACGCATGCTTGCATAACCTGCTCTTGATATATGATAACACCATACGTATTCTCTGTAAAAGGCTTCATGATTGGGTGGGTATATGTAATATCTTGTTGACCCTGCTTACGCTTAATGTATGAATCACCGACAGTCTTCATAGCTCCTGGACGGACTAAAGCATTAGATGCAGCAAGATCTTCAAATTTGTCTACACCCATCTTAATCAATAGGTTTGTGTAAGGCGTTGCTTCTGCCTGAAAGATTCCCTTTGTATATCCTTCATTTAACATCTTGTAAACATTTGCATCATCTAAAGGAAGTTCAGATAAATTAATATCTCTACCAGTTCTTTCTTTAATTGACTTTAATGTATCTGAAATAACAGACAAAGTCTTTAGACCTAGTGCATCAAGTTTAATCAAACCGATATCTGCAACTGTATCCATGTCGTAAGCAACAACAGGAATACGCCCAGAGACTTTGTCCTGAGCATCTTCTCTAGATTCGACTGGAGCATATTTTCTGATATCATCTTTTGCAACTACTACACCTGCAGCATGTACGCCAACAGAACGAATTCTCCCACGTAGCCTCTCTGCAAGCCAAATAACCTCAGGGTATTTAGCCCTGAACTCTTTTGTATTTGGTGACTCCATAAAGTCTTCAAACGTATCAACTTGCTTTAATGCTCTATTTACATCCTGTAGTGGAACCATAAATACACGAGCAGCATCACGCACAACACCTTTATCCTTAAAATAAGTAAATGTAGAAATAGATGCAACGTGCTTAAACTTCTTCTTTAAATAATCTTTTACTTCTTTGCGACGGCGATCTTCAAAATCTGTATCAATATCAGGAAAGTCGTTACGTTCTGGATTAATAAATCTAAAAAACAAAAGGTCATATTTAATTGGATCAACATCAGTAATTCCCAATGAATAACAAACTAGAGATCCAGCTGCAGATCCTCGACCTGGGCCAACCTTGATATTATTATCTTTAGCCCAGTTAATCATGTCTGCAACCACAAGAAAATATGAGGCAAATTTCTTATCCTTAATTACAGACAATTCTTCATTAAGCCTGTCAGTATAGACCTCGTTCTTGTCTAGACCTAGTCTTTTAAGGCCCTCAGAGGCCATTTCAGACAGTTTCTTGTCAGCATTGGTCTTTGGTACAGGGAGAAGGTCTAGATTGCTGTTAAAATCGTATTCTCCAATTTTATTGGCTATCTCTACCGTGTTTTCATAAATGTCTGTTCTGGTAATTCCAACCTCATTAAAGTCTGCCTCAATTTCTGCACGACTTTGAATAAATAAATTGTAATCTTGAAATGAAATCTTTCTGTCTGGATAAAGATAGTTAAACCTATCTAACATATCATTCATATTTCGTGACATCTCAAAGTCTGCATCTTTATCCATCTTTGGATTTGTCGACAAAATAAGCATAGCTTCTTCTAAAACCTTATCTTCGCCTTTAGCAAAGTGAGCATCTCCAGTTGCTACCGCCTTAATTCCTAGCTCATCTGCAAGCTCAAGAAGCTTTAGATTTATTTCTTCAGGGTTGTGTGACTGAACCTCAACATAAAAATCTTCACCGAAAGTTTTCTGAAAATCTTTGAGAACCATTTTAGCTTCAGAAAATTCGCCCCTTTCGATAGCCTTAGAAATAAGACCGTTAAGACATCCAGAGAGTACAATGATGCCTTCCGCATATTCTTTTAATACCTCTCTATCAATACGTGGCTTATGATAAAAGCCTTCGTTCCATGCAATTTCTTGTAATGTGTTTATGTTTGACAGACCTACTTTATTCTTAGCAAGAAGGATGATGTGGTTGTAAGCTTGAATTGATTTATCTGTTTTTGAAGACTTGTCAAATCTATCTGTTGGAGAAATGTATGCTTCTACGCCGAGGATAGGCTTGATGCCTAATTCTTTTGCTGCTATTTGCATATCACGATGTGAAGACAATGTTCCATGATCTGTAATTGCAATTGCAGTTTGACCAGCATCTAGCGCTGCTTGGCATAGTTCTCGTGGAGAATTTAATCCATCCATTAAACTATAATAACTATGTACGTGTAGGTGTGTGAAACTCATGTCGCTATTCTACTAAATAGATCAGGGGCAGTCAATAGACTGCCCCTTCTCATTTTAGATTTACCAGTCTACGCTGCTTGATGAAGCATCTGATTCCTCAGCAGGTGCACCTTCTCCTGCAAAAAATGCTTCTTGTTCTGTATAAGGCATATCACGAACTGCAGACTCTTCAAGCTTATAAAGCTCCAAACCTGATGCATCAAATGGAGTTTCATCTTTTGCAAGAGGAATAATTGTATAGCTTGTATCTGTCTTCATTCCTGAACGCTTAATACGCCACATAAGGTTTGTAATTGAACCCATTTCTCCAGCGTATTCGATTAGTGTAGGTGTTACTGTCTTACCACTTGAACCTTGTGAAAGAATTGCAACATAAGGTTCTTCTTTACCATCATCTACTAATACATTAATATAGAGTCGTGATCGACCCTTCCATCCCGCCTTGTAATCTTTGCGGTGTTGTTCACATCCAAAACACTTACCCTGATCATCCATCGAACATAATGCTTTACGACGATAATCTTTTGGATTTGTATGCTCTACTGCAATAAAACCGAGACCTTGCGCCTCGTTATAATTTGGTGAATCTGGATCAAGCTCCTGAAGAAAACGAATCTTAATGCTTTCTCCGTCTTCAAGCTTTACCCAACGACCTTTTGTGCCGTCGCCACTTGATGCTTGTGGCTTATCCATAACCTTGTTTAGGTCTTTTAGTCCTTTTACGATACCCATTTTTTTCTCCTAGTTTATAGTTGACGGTGTATATCCGTCTGTGTCTTTATTATATCACGAATGCCAAGATTTATATTCAATATCTGAAACAGCGTTATTGATACAAATCTTAATCTCTTCGTCTGTCATGTCTCCTGCATCTTTTGCATCGTGAGGATATATCTTACCATATTCGTAAGAAGACCACAAGATGTCTTTATTGCGTAGCTTGTCAGCAATTGCTGAGCCAAGCTCTCTTCCTGCTAAATCAGCATCTGTCATTATTATAATTCTGTTAAAGTATTTATTTAATAAAGCATGCTGTTCTTTAGACAAGAATCCTCCCAGTGTTGCTACAACATTAGGAAAACCTGCTTGATGAATTCTTATTGCATCAAAGTTAGACTCAACAACAATAACGTTTCCACCAATCTTTTTTGCACGATGAACATTAAATAATGTTTTGCTTTTTGGCAAGTCCGTGCTATTTTTAAAAGTTTTGCCCTCAATAGATCTTCCAACAATTCCGATTGGGATACCGTCAGGACTATGAACTGGAGTAACAACCATTTTCATGTTGTCTGAATACCCTAATTCAAAATATTTCATAGTGTCAATATTTATTTTTCTTGAAAGCAAATAGTTTTTTGCATCTTCATTTTGTGCAAGATCAAGATGTAGTCTGTATATTGTGTCATATGAAAACTCTTTAAACTCTGGCTTATCTTCCATCATTGATTGGAGCATTTCATCAAAACCGTCTAGCGACTCCTGCCCTTTTGCAGATATTAGTCTAAGAGCTTGAAAATTATTTTTACCAGAAACTCTTCTTACCAACTCGACTAATGATCCAGATTCTCCACATGCAGGGTTATAGCAAAGCCATGCTCCAGACAATTTGCTTATGCAGCAGCTTGCGCTGTGTCTATTTGAATGAAAAGGGCAATAGAACATAAGGTCGTCGCCAGGCTCACTTGTTATGTCCAACCCTAGTTCTTTTAGGATTGATTTAATTTGGCCTGGTGCGTACTGCGTGGAAGTAACTTGCCTTGCTGTATTCCCTCGTATTGCCATGACTTCTTCTTTCCTACGTAGATGCCATATATTGACATCTTAAAAAACCATTCATCTTTATCAGACACATATTCTACAGTCCAAACTGGGTCCATGTCAAGAGCTCTTACGTAACCCCTGTCCCGCATCTGCACCTCTAATGTGCGTTCATTTAAATCCCTAATAGACAAAGCTTTTGAATCATCTATAAACTGTCCATCTATACAAAATCTTTTAATTGCCTTGTGCATCGCTAAACGGATTCTCGTAAATTTCTTTCACAATACCTCTGTTGATGTCCCAGTCTAAATAGAAATTGAAATCGTTACCGTGTCTATTTTTTCTAGATATGACCTCAATCATATTTGTATTTGGGTATCTGTGAATTGCCATAGCCATATCAGCATCGTACTCGATTGCTTTTGACCACGCCACCTGACTCATCATTGGTGGATTATCTTGATCTGAAATATCATCAGCTGTTGCAGCAGTAATATCAATTACTGGAATATTGTTTGCAACAGCAAGCAATTTAAACTCACGAGAAATATTTCTGTTTCGCTCAACTTCAGAATTACTTCTCTTGTTATCATTAAAAAGTTGATGATAGTCTAAGATTACAAGATCTGGTTTGTGCTGATCAATTTTACCTTGAACAGTAGCTGGAGTAACCTCAGCAGTTCCTTCATTTGAAATAAGGATAAAACTATTTTTACCCTCAAACTTTTTCTTTCCCCAAGACTTAAAGTCATCAATATTAATGTCACCCTTAGACAAATCACTTGCCTTAAATAAACCTGAACCCATCATGGTATAAATGCGATCACGCATATTTTCTGGAGACATTTCTAGAGAAATAATCATTGGCTTAAATCCTTGTTCCCAGGCCTTACATGCCAAATAGGAAGTGAACCATGTCTTACCACGGCCTGGCCAACCAATAGCTACAATAAGGTGCCCTGGTGCCATTCCAGTTGGATATGCTTTATCAATTGCTTGAAAGCCAGTCAGGATTCCTGGGCTTCCACCCATGATTGCTGATCGTTCTTTTACTGACAAGAAATGATTTTCTGCAGACTCAATATCAATAATGTCTAAGTCTCTTACGTTATTTGTAAACTTACTAAGGGTAGCAAGCTTGCTTTGCATTTCAGCAAGAACACGAGCAGCTGCATCTTCTTTTAATGCAGAACCACTTTGAAGAATAATTGATTTAAGTCTGTTAGATAGGTACTCGTTCTTAAGCTTGTCTAGATAATAGCCTGTCTCACCTTTAGTTTCAACAGCCTCAAAATCTTTAAACTTTTCAATTAAAACGCCCGCCTCTGGTACAGCTTTGAACTTATAGTAATATGACTTTAGTCCGTCCCAGATATCTCTGTGTGACGTAAATATCTCATCAACATTATCTGCAAGTAGTGTGCTGATATCTTTATTTTTGCAAACTGCAGATATTAGTTCTGCTTCTGTATTCACTGGTCTCCGCCCTCTACCATCTCTTTAGTTTCTTTTAACAACCTTTGTCTGTTAAGTCTATCACGATCTATTTCTTTTTTTAACGTATCCATTTTGTCAAAGTTATAAAAGAAAAACTGAAGTGGATGACCATTTTTATTAATTACAAAATAGTATTCTAGCAACTCTTTTGCTCTGTCAAAACCTACGCTATCAATAACATCTTGCATAGCCCATTTTTCTCTAAACTTATTCATTGTTGGAACCTTGTTATATTTATCTTTATATAAATTTGAGTACAATGAAAGTAGCACGTAGGGCTCTTTATTATTTGCCACGCTTGAGCTCTTCTTCTACTTCTTGAGTCTTTTCAATAAGTTTATTTTCTACAAAGTTATAGACTCTTTCTGTTGCAGCATCAACAGTTTCTCCTTGGCGTACATCATCTTCAATGCCAACACCTATCTTAATACTTTCATAGTTACCAAGATTTCTTGTAAAAGAAAGATCTACCTTAACTCTTGTTGTCACTTATGTTCCGCCTTTCTATGTCTATTTAACGTATCGTGTGCAAATATGCCTGACCGTACTTCTATTTCTTTTTTACAAACTTCACAAATAACTACTTTGCTTGCCACTAGTCCGCCTTCCAAACTGGTACAAATCCGTTCTCTGTCTTAGTATACAATATAATATTGTTTTTGAGAATAGCCTGCAACTCAGTTTTTGAAGGAACATTTTTTGAATGTCCTGAATCTAATATATGTTCGTGTATGTCATAAATGTTTTTATGACTAAACATATATCTAAACCATTTGTGATTATCTTGTTTACCTATGGGATATATTATTGATGGAGTCAAAACCTTTCCTTCAATAATATAATCCTGTATGGTAACCCTATGCTTATTTAATATTTCAGAAACTTCTAAGATAGAATAAGCTTTTTCCATATTCTTTTTTACTTGAGAATATGAATACAAAACTCTTTTTCTGTCTGGATAGCACCAGGCAACAAGTTCGTCTTTTGATCTAGAAGCTTTTAATACTTTATGTATTTTTTCATTTAAGAAGAAATACTGTAAGCTTTTTTGGTTTGTGTTTCTTTTTCGTCTAGCCATTTTCCAAACCTACTCGATTCCTTATTAACCATCCATCTTTTACCGCACATGATACAAAATAATTCCATGTGTAGCATTTGTGAAAATACTCTATCTACAAAAACACGGCCATTACATTTTTGGCATCTCATCATCATACACTAAACACCTTCCCGTCAACTACGCATGAGTAGTCTGGTGAAATATGAATCATTTGAATATGAGGGTAATCATTTACAATATGTGCAACGGCAAATCCCTTTTGCCAATCGTGATGCTGTGTGTATTTCATTCCGTCGGATTTCTCATCACACATGTGTCCGATTTCATATCCACGAAGCGTTTCTCCCTCGCCATTATTTCTAAGCTCATAAGTTACCATATGCGAAGCAATTCTATGTGAATGTCCTCTAATTAAAGAAATCTGCATATCTTCCATGTCCTTTCTTGCAGATCCAGTTGCTGCAATTGAAAGTCCGTGGTGTACGTGAATGTCACCAAATCTACGCTTAGGTAATTCGTTGTAATAGATGTATTCATACCCTAATGAATCAAGTGACCACAAAGATTCTGGTGTTACGTCTTTAGCGTAGTCTGGTAGCTTTTTATCAATGTAATCAAATATTCGAATATCGTGATTTCCTAAAGCAGAAAATAACTGTGCGTCTGGAAGCATCTCTCTAGTTTTAGTATAAAAATCTCTTGCTCCTTTTGCCTCATGTCGCATCATAGGGACAATAAGGTCACGGCTATCATCTTTATGAAGCTGCATAAATTCTGCTGAACGACCTTCAGTATACTTACTGTAACAAGCCTGATCGTCTGTATCTCCCAAATAGTCTACGACGTCTGGTTTAAACCACTTCATGACTTTAAACCATAGCTCTATGGCTTTGTCATCCTGATACGGAAACTGCTGATCGGATGATAACATCCATTTTAAATCGTTTGACATTTACTTCCTCAAAATATACAAAAAGTCACGAGGTCGTGACTTTGGTGCTACACGTAAGTGTAGCATATTAAAAAACTGTGTCAATAGGTTTAGCTTACTGGTGTTCCAGCAGCAAACAAAATAAACTTTACTGATCCTGCAGTTGCACCCGCTCCTGATCTTATCTCATAAGACATAGATGTTTCATCTACGCTAATAATGACAGGATGGACACGTAATACTGTTTCTGCTTGACCGCTTGTTCCTTTTACTTGAATCCAGCATGCTGGTGCAGCTGTAAACGCCACTGGAAAAGTCCATGTTCCACTTGCAGATGGCTTGTTTGTTGGCTTAACTGATTTTGAAACTTCTTTAGATATAACAGTATTTGCACTTTTAATAACTGTTGTTTCATTTGTATTTGTAAGTGAAACTACGCTAGAAGATTCGCCCTTTGCAATTAAGTTAATATTACTTACTATTGTTTTTAATAGATCTGCTGTAACGGGATCCCCGTCATTAATCTGCATTGGGTCAATTGTTATTGCCATTTATTACTCCTTGTTATCTTCTTGCTTTTCTGCTAGAGCATTTGCTAAACTTGTTATTTCTGCACGAAGAACTGCAATATGTGTCTCATACTGTGAGACTAACTGCCCAATTCTTTCTTGTAATGCTTGAATAACTAATTCTTGTTTTTCCATTATATTCCTTTTCTCTATATTGTATATAATACCATTAAGCTCCGATGGCGTCAAGTCTTTCTGTAAGGTTATCAATCTTGTTTGATATCTCTTGAATAGCCAACGTTAGTACTGCTGTTAATCTATCGTATGCCAAACCTTCTGTTTCTCCAAGGGTGTTGTAGTTAACAAGGTCTTTCAATATCTCTATTTCTTCTACATCTTCGGCTATCAAACCAGTTATCAGTGGTCTTACTGTTTCATAGCCTGGGGTATCATCAATATCCTCTTCTTGAACCTTGTAAGAAAACTTAACAGGCTTTAATAGATTAACCGCATCTAAATATCCCACATTTGTTATTTCAGAAATATTTTCCTTATAACGTCTGCTAGAAGATGAAACTCTAATATAGCCACTTGAATCCTGAACAAGAGCTGTTCCTGTTCCTGTTCCTAGTGTATTAGCATAAATTCTTCCATTAGATAAAAATACGGTGTATGGCTGCTGCCCAGTGACGTTTGTTATTGTATCGCTTCCGCCATGACCCATAAATACTCTACCGCTAGTTCTTACGTCATTCCATCTGTACGCAGTTGTTCCAAGGTCAATATTTGGTGATCCAGGCATGTATGGGTAGCAGTGTGATGTCCATCCACCAATAGATGTATTTTTAAACCCTATTGACCCAACAACTAATCCTGTGACTCCGCTTAAAGATCCTGCAGTATCTAAATATTGTGATGTATCTGATGCTGTATTTGCAGTTACTCTACCATCAAAGCTTCCAGATGCTGCGCTTAGAGTTCCAGAGAATGTTGCGCTACCGCTTGAAGATATAACAAATGTAGTTTTTGTTCCGTCATAGGCTGTCATACCAGCGGAGTTTAACATTAAATATGCGCCAGTTGGTGTGGTGTTTCCATTTGATGGATTAATTGTAAATGTACCGCTACGAATCACAATTCCATTTGAAGTAATTGATGTAATTTGATTACCCGTTGTAGCTATTGCATAACCACCAGCTTCTAGTTTTGTGCTTAAGGCTGTAGTTGTTGCATAAGTAGTATCTGTTCTTTGAGTCCAGGTAGAGCCTGTCCATGTTTTTAAAATATTTCCATTGGCTGTGTCTATCCATATATCTCCAGCCTTAGTCGCTGTTGGAGTTGTTCCTTGTACAAATATAGCATTTTTAGTTGCAACACTAGTATTTAATGTAGTTGATGTAACATAGTTATTTTCGACAGTTGTAAGACGTGTATTAAGTGCTGTTGTTGTATTTGTTGTAGCATATCCATCAATTGATGATCCAGTAAATACGGCTCCTGTTGCATACAGCACACCTGCTTTTGTTACTCTAAACGGAGCATTGGCAGCCGTTTGGCTTCCAACCCATAGTCTATAAGTTGCGTCGGTAGAGCTAAGCTTTACAATAGAAGCCAGTGTGCCTGTTGTATCACCTAAAGTTATGTTTCCGCTGGAGTCTAATATTGTTCCATTTTTAGAAATAGAACCTGATGTTTGAGAAGTTCCTTGAATATTCCATCCACCAATATATCCGCTTCTTGCATCTAATGCGCCTGTTGCTGATGCTACTGAAAATACCTGGTTGTTACTAGAGTCATATGCAAATAAACCAGCAGAGTTCATTCTTACCCTTGCGCCAGAGTCTGGTGATGTTCCTGCAAATATTGTTCCTGTTGTTACTTGTACATTTCCAGTAAACACACCGCCAGTTGCATTTATTTTTCCTGTTGTATAAAGATCTGATCCATCCCAATACAAAAATGCAGTTTCGCTTCCAACTCTAAATTGACCAGTATTGAGCCAGTAGTTGTGTCCCAAATTTGTTGTAGATTTATTTAAAATTATTCCACTATACGTACCGTTTGTCATGCTTGCTGTAGTGGTAGTAGAGGTATTTATGTTTTGGCTAATGCCCGTTCCTATTTTAAATAAGTCTGCTGTTTTACCGCCTATAGAGATTATAGATTTTAGTTGTGCCCATGCATCCGCAGGCATGGTTGAGTCAACTATTGGACCAACTGTTCCTGACTGCGGTGATGCCCATGATATTGCATTGTAAGGGCTCTTTGATGTTACCTGCCAATAATACAAAGTGTTTGGAATTAATCCAGTAATTGTAAATGTTGTAGTTGCTTTTCCTTCAACCTGACCGTATTCCCAAACTGGATTTTGTGTAGTTGCTGGATTTTGAGTAGTCCACCTAATCACATACCCTGATGTGTTGTTGTCTGTTTTTGCTGTCCATGAAGCAGTAATTCCTGCTTTAAATCCAGTTACATCTCTTGAATCAAGGAAGCCAGAAACCGATGCTCCAGTAGGTGCAGTTGGGGCAGTAGTTGTATCTGGATCTGCGTTTTGAGGAGTTACTGGGCCAGCTATAACATCACTCTTATTTGCATCCTCCCACTGGTCTCGTGTACGTATTTTAACCCATCGTGGGGCAAAGTTTGAAGTTGGTATCGTTACTGCGGAAGATGTTCCAGTATAAACTATATATTCTTCTCCTGCAAAACTTCCTGTTAAACTTTCAAAAATAATTATGTCTGCATGTTCGCTGCCCGCTGGTATTGTAAATTTGATTCCGTAAGATTTTACAGATGCAGTTAAAACAACATCTGTAACTGGAAGTGTTTTATTTGGAATATCAAAAGTTGTTTGTAGCCATGGTGACAGACCGCTATATGAAATTTTTTTAGTCTCTGGATCTTCATATGAATATGCTGCTGCAATTTGATATCTCTTGTATGCAACAAGAGGCAAATCAATTGTGTCAGTAAAAGAATTAGCACTTGTTGCTGCTGCAGCATTAGCTGCATCTGCAGCCGTATTCTGCAGATCTGGAGCAACAGGTTCATATCCTTTATAGTTTGGCATATTAGAAATTTAATCCTAGTCTGTATTCAATATCCATTTGCTTACCTAATGTTTTAGTTTGAGGGTTAGAAAGAACTGACCTGCTTATTAAGCCGTAGTCCATTCTAAAACTATCTTCATCGTTAATTCTTAGCCCATCAAATAACACAGTTGAGCTGCTTGTTCCATTTGCTTTTACGCCAACAGAAATTTTTATTATCTCTTTTGATGGAGACCCAGCATTAAATCCGTATGTGTTATCGTACACATCTTTTAACGTAATACTATTAAGCTTATTTCCTGGTGAAGTTGCATCAAATCTTATCTCATAATAATCAACATCTGAACTATACAGTCTAATAAATGTATAATCTAGATTTGAATCAGTTTGTCTATACGCTAATGTTAAGCTATCGTTTGATCCATACCCTATTAAATCAAGGAACGTATTATAAGAGTATTCTTTTATTGCACCCGCTACAGATGCAACAGTCATCCATGAGGAGCCGATTGGTGGAACTGGATCTACCGCCAATGTAGGTAAGTTGCCTTCGCTGTCAAACCACTCTGTTCTATTTTCAAATGTAGAAATAATTTTGCTTTGATAGTCGGTTGTCCCAAATGTTATTGATGGGAATAGTCCAACCTCGTTAATAACTCCTGACGCATCAGTTGGCAATGTAGTCTTATAAATAACACCGTACGATGTTGATCCGTCTACTGTACTTGTTTGAATATCAATGCTCTGAGTGTTTGCTTGAGATCTGTAAAATTCAAATTTAAGCTGTGTGTCATTAACACTTGGAGCTGTTGTCCCTATTCCAATGGCTATATCTTTTTTATCATTTCCATTAAGTCCAGCAAGCGCTTGTGTTATATATCTTTTACCAAATTTGGTAATTAAATTTGATTCTCTGTATATCTCTTTGCCGTCTTCATAAAATATATATGTTCCATTAATATTATTGGCCATAAAGTTTAACTCCTTTTACTGCTTCCCCTACGTGATTTTTTACATTTACTGTAAATCTCACAAAATCATTTCCGTTGCCGTCTCTTATTTTTTCTGATTTAACTATAGTTATATCTGATAAAAATGGCGCTTCAAGATTAACCTCTTCCCCAGATGTTGTATCGTCTGAGGTATCGTCTTCATCGTCTCCGTCACTTTGAGCAACATCTTTACTTTTTGCATATAAAGAATCGCCCTTAATGACTGTAACAAATTCAGGCTTTAATATATCAATAAGAGGATCGCCCTCTTTTAATATATATTTAGCTTGACGCACATATTTACTTTGATCTGACATAATTACATTCTACCATTTCATCCAGTATAAATCGACCTTGCTTTTACCTTAGTGACCCCGCTTAAATCTGAAGGTGTAGAAGTCTCGATAACCACATATTTACCTGCCGATTGGCCCGCTGGCACTGAATCCTCAGAAGAATATATTCCGTTTGAAGGATATGATACCTCTACAACATCTCCTATCTCTATAAGAGGGTTAAAGAATGTATCTATTTCAACTACCCTTTGTTGCTTTGACCATTGCTTTCTAATCCAATCGTGCAACGCTTTGGCTTCTGAATCTTTTTGAATCCAAGTCGAATCAAATGCGATACCTTGTTTTTTATCTTCTTCGGATATAGAAGAATCAATATATTCAAAAGCATCTTTGGTCTGAACATAGTCCCCAATGACTGTAAATCTTTTTTCTGTGCCGTCTGACAAAGGTGTAAACGCACCACTATTATTCATGACAAAAACATCTGCTGTAAAAGAATCAAGAGATTTTCCAACAACTGTAACATTTGGGTTTAATATTGTTTGTGTAAATTTTGGAAATCCTGGGCTAGAATATCTAAATGTAATTCGCTTTAGTTCTCTTGCTACTGGGCCAAACTCTCTCATCCAAATAGGTTTTGAAACTGCTGCAGAACCTGAGAATAGGAAATCTGAAAAATATTTAACTATCTTTGAATTAATTCCTAAAAAGCCTTTATATGGATCGTATGATACATCTTTTGCAAAATCAGAATCTGTAATAGATGTAGCATAAACAAAGTCAAATGAAGTTGCACCTTGCATTGAGCACAATGCAAGCTTGTTTGTAATTTCTAACGGTGAAGAATCTTTAACTATAAATCTTGTACCATTAAATAAAATTTTAAATACGTTAACTGTGCTACCGCCAGTTGTAACTCTTGCTACCTTTATGTCTACCTTATACAGTTCTCCGCCATCGATACCAGTTATTGGTGAAGCTCCGTCGCTTGTTTGAGTATCGCCGAGCTCTTTAAATTCACCATTTACAATTTTGTACATGGTGATGTCTTTATAGTTTTTTTCTTTTGTGACATTTTGCGTGGTATTAATTTGTAAAACATATCCGCTAGTGTTATCTGAATTTAAACAAAATGCGACCCCACCTTTTGTTCTTTGTTCTCCAGTGTCCTGACCTGCTGCTGTTTTGAGCAATGGGAAATACATGCTGGTTCCTATAGCAAAATACTGCGGTGTTGCAACCGTATAGTCTGGAGATATAGTATTTGGAGAAACCATTGTGTATTTTTTGTTATCTGTATATACATACGTAGATACACCATTTGCATCAGTAGATGTTGTCTTTTGTGTATTCGGTGCAAATATTGTCATCATTGTTCTTGGAACATCTAAAGCAAAATTAACGCCAAATGCGTTGTTAGAAGCAAGAATGTCATCTAGTGTAAATTTTGTATTATCCACTGAAGAAGATTTTGTTGTCTCGTCTAATATTCTTGCAGTCCATTCTGCCTTTAAGCTAGGAATATTTACTTCGTGTGCAACTGGTGCAGGCAATACATTAAAAGCATTTCTTGTTTTAATTCTATATTCAAACTCTGGTTTGAATGAATTTGGCTGAGATAGGCCCTCCCACTTGCTTACATCTGCATCAGAAGTTATCCATCTATATTTTACCGCTCCTGTATCCGCATCTTTATACTGAAATTTAATTGCATCATATTCTATAATTTCTTGATTGATAACCAGATATCCAGCAAATGAATTAAGTTTTGTTTCGTATCCCGCCACCACTACTGGCTTTAAACTAATTACCCCTAACGGCGCAGCGCCAGATCCATTTAAATCTGGTTGCGCTGGAGCGGAAGCTGGTAATGTTTGTTGCAAAGAGGCTGCTCCTAAAATAATTATTGGTGCATCATAAAGAGGATCAGAGTTTTGAAAATAAGAAGAAGATAGTCTTGGAGAATACATTACCTTAACTGACTTTACGCTAGGAACGTCTATTGAGCTTAAACTTATTATGTTTGCTAAATTTAAACCATTTTGAGAGTATCTAAATTTAAAATCTGATGTTCTGCTTCTAAATATGTATTCTCTAGTATAAAATTGCAAAATGTTGTTTTCATCAAAAGTAGCAATCATTTGTGTGTCTTTGCACAAATCCTGTATATGATCCCATACTGTTTTGCCTGGATCTGTGTACCAGTAGTACGGTCTAATGCTTGAAGAATCGGGATCGGCTGAATTAAAATTGTAATTGGTAAATCCTATAGAGTCCAGCAATCTTCGTACAATTGCCTGTGATGAAGCATCCTGAATAATAATATCTGGAGGAAAAATTTCTTGTAGCTCTTTTGCTCCATCCTGAGCTTGAATTGTTGCAGTTCCAAATTCATCTACAGAATACTCTGTCATAAAAAATGTTCCCTGAGAAATCTTATCAGACCCTATTTTAAAAAATGGAAACACCATTACATCTTTATAAAATGTTGTTTTGTTTGAATCAAAATAATTATTTGTTTTATCATATAAAACAAAAGATTTATCAAAATAATTTAAAGTAATATTTGCAAGATTAGATGTAACTAGTCCAACTGGGACTACACCGCTTGGCTGATCTGAAGCAGTTTTTGTTGTTTCAAAAAACGTTAAGTCTGCAGATACATCTCTTACATACCTACCAGATATCTCTATTAATCCAACATATCCTCCAGCTATCGTCACACTGTTTATCTCAAGAGTTAGTTTTGTAATAATAATTGGAGAGCCTGGTGTCGTAAATTCATTTGTAGACCACGATGTTCCGTTATAGTAAAGGTATAGCATTCCATTTGAAGGAATTGATGCTGTTGAGTTTGTTGCAAGCGTCACCTGTCCTGCAGATGTTGTTGCCTTTAATGACCATGTAGCTGGTAAACCATGTGAGCTTTCAAACTTAATTGCAACTTTATTAATAGCAGCATTTTTGCCTGATGGATAATTTACATCTACTATACAATTAGATAAAGCTGTACCTACTGCCTTAGGAGTTATCCAGTATTTATATGATGTCTTTACTCCAGGGAAATACATTCTTGTATTAAACTGCTTGTCGGCAGAATACATTATTGTATTTTGAGCACTTGGATCTCCTAATACAAAATACTGAACACCCGATTTTTTTGGCCTTCTTGGTTCAATAATTGATGTAAGTGGAAATAACTTTGTAAATGGCTGATAAACACTTCCGTCGTCTGCTGTTTTTACAACAGTAAGGTTTCCTGCTGGATTGTCTGCAGTACCTGATGGTCCACGTACCGTGACTCCATCTATTAAATCATTCATGTTATATTCTAACCAGCATCCAGACTGGACTGAGATAGTATCTGATTGATTTATTAGGTCTAAAGTTGATTGGCTAACAGATATCATTATACCTCTTCCAAAGATATACTGACGTCCCAAAATTCTTGTGGAGTTGTTATGCCGTGGTCCTTAACATTTCTTTTTGTCATGGTCATTGAGAAAGATGCAAAAAATGCTGTAAAAATTTCGTCTCTTCCAGCAACGCCGTTATATGAAATCTTTACCTTAAATGAACCTTTACCTTTATTTAAATAAAAAGATCTTAAGTCTTCTGCTCCGTACCCGCCATCGACGGTCATTGTTGTGTAAGATGGAAGAGTATTCCATGATGTCGATATTGCTTTTTTGTCTGCAATATAAAGCTTACGCAATGATCCATTTGCCATTCGTTGGGTCTGCTCATGACGATACGGATCTAAACTTATTGGGGCTCTATTATGCTCTGAAAGCTTTTGCCACGTTGGTGTAGAGGTTGACGATGTGTCAATATATAAAGCTGAGCCTACTGGTAATACTAATGTCATGATCTCTTCACCCTTATATTTTTAGATTCACCAATCATCATCTTATTTGATTTTGATGCATTTTGAAAAACATCTATTGCTGCTGCTTTAGCCATGCTGATTAATTGAGCTTCATTCATTCCATCTGTAGCGTGAATATGTTGTTCGTATACCATATTACCATACTGTTGTCCTGATTGTCCAGTCGCCATTAAATTAGAATTCTTTATATCAAACCTCGGACTTGCATAAGGTACTGAAGATATATTTGGAATGACCATATTTTGATAAATGGCTTCCATACCTCTGTCACCAACAATTGTTAACTTGTTTGGATCAATCTTCTGTAAACCATATCCAGCCTTAACTACTGGTACATTCCATCCAGTTGATGACGATGCATTTCCAGAGATCTTCCATTCTTTGCCCGACTTATCCTTAAATTTTGTTCCTACTGTTAAAGGAATTCCAGCGTTATTCAAACTCATTGGGCTTACAGAACTTGTTGTTGTTTTTGAGGTTCCAAATCCTACAGTTGTTGATACAACAGAAGAACCTATTGATTTAACGCCTCCAGATTGAGGCATATCTACTTTTTTGCCGTTGATATATATATCGCCAGAACCCATTTGAATTCCATTTTTTTCTAGTCCTGCTGCAATTGATGCTGCAATTCCGTTCTTTGGATCTGTCATTAAATCTAAACCTGATTGAACAGCTGTCTTACCCTTGCTTCCTGGAACTACGGTTACTCCGCTTCCTGGAGTGTATGTTACTGTTGAGCTAGTAGCACCTTGCCCAGCCGTAGTCTTGATTCCTGCACCTCTAGCTGCTGCCTCAACTCTAGTTGCTTGTTTTTGAGCTTCTTTTGATGACTTTACATATTCTTCTAGTGTCATGCCAGCTGCTGCTGCATTAACAGCAAGTGCTGTCATTGCGTTGTTTACTTCATCAATCTTCTGTTTTTCTTTTGCAATCTTGTCATTTAGCTTTGCTAAACCTTCTCCAGCTAAGGCTGCTGCGTCACCCATCTTTTCTTGTGCAGCATTGATTGCATCAATCTTAGCCTGTAAAGGTTTATTTGCAGCATCTCTTGCATTCTCAATAGCTGATCTTTGAGAATTGTATTGCATCTCTTTCTGGATACCCTGCATATCAAGAGATAGTTGTTGGGCTTCTGCAGTATTTCCAGTTGCTACTGCTGCTTCGTATGCAGCTCTCTTCTTTTCAAGTTCTCTGGCAAGGTCTCCCTCTTGTTTTGCAAGGTCAAGAGCCTTTAGTCTTGATTCAGCAAGTTTATTATTTAAATCAATTTGTTTTTGTAGTGATCTTAATTGATCTCTTGTGTTAATCTGTTGTTGTACAGAAGCACCCTTTTGAGCAGCAATTAATTTCTTTTGTTGTGCAGTAAGCTTTTCTAAATAATCATAATTGGATTTTAATAATCCTTCTTTATTTTTTGTTTCAACAGATGAACTAACGCTATTTGCCATCGCAAGAAGAGCTGCTGTTTGTTTAGCATTTAATTCTGAAAGATCACCGCTGTAGCCCTTTGCCTGCAATCTAACTTTTTGCCATAGGCTCAGAACTGTATCTTGGGTACTAGCAAATTTTCTAATTAATGGGTTTTGTTTAGCTAACTCATTAATTGTTTCTTGTGTAATTTTTGCGCCAGAGCCCTTAGCTTTATTTATTTTTTCTGTTAGCTGTTGTTCTGCTTGAAGCTCTGTTAATACCTTAGTATTTCCAGTCTTGTCTTTTGCAGCAGCTTTTCTGCTTTTTGAAATAATATCTTGAACAGCAGTATCCATTGCTGTCATTGATGTTTGAACTGCGCCAGCGCCTTCACGTCCGCCCTGTCTTGCAGATCTTGAGTAGTTTGAAACGGATGAAACTGCAGCTGATGAGGCATCAACAATCTTAGTAAACTCTGGGCTACTTACAGTTGCAAGTAAAGCGCTTGCAGATTGTTTTGATACTTTAAACATTGCATATATCTTTTTAGTAGCTTCTTCTGAACTCATTCCTGCAGCTATAAATTGATTTTTTAAATCAACGGCAACATTTTTTAAGTTTTTGTCACCCTTGGTTTGATTGATAAGCTTAATCTGGTCAGCAAAAACATCTTTGACTTCTTTTTTGAGCTTCTTGTACTCTTCAATGGTCATCTCTATTGGTTGATTTGCAGACATTAGGCTTTCATAAATTAGTTGATTTTTTTCTCTTAATGCCTGTGCAGATTCAACAACAGATTTCATGGCTGCATTATAATCTTTAAACTTAAGTCCTGCTTTTTGTGCAGCATCTGCAGTTAAAGAATACTGAGTCATTCCAATTCTTAAATGTTCATTATGGTCTCCCCAACGCTTTATTCCTATAGCCAAAGCAGCAGTTACTCCAGCTATTGCTAAACCTGCTGGGTTTATCAGCATTGGTAGCTTGCTTAATAGACCACCCATTCTTCCAAGCACTCCAGCAAATTTTCCACCGTTTGCACCTAAGGAAGCAAGCTTTGTAGACATCTTTTCCATTCCAGGTAGTGGTTTTGTAATTGCAGATTGATTTGAGAAGAATGATCCATTCTCCATTCTTGGTCCTTCTAAATTACCTGAACGTTTCATTGTAGGCATTGATGCACCAGCAAATGGTATTCCACCAAGCAGTGTTGAAAGAAGCATGCCTCCCATCATTCCGCCCATATCTCCGCCAACCTTTGAACCTAATGATGATCCTAATGGGAATCCCACTGAAGATAATACTCCAGACATGAGCATCTTTCCTATTACTCCGCCCATTCCATAACCCACTGGGCCTCCATTATTGAATCCAAACATCTGTTGTCTTACCTTCTTAGTTGATGGAGTCCAACCCTTAGCATCCCAACTCGTATACTTTTCTCTAAGAATTTTTCTATCAATTTGTGAAAGTCTTTTATCTCCACTTGCTAATGTAGAACGTGCTGCTTGTCTTATCATTAGATCTAAAGTTTCTGGCTCAACCGCTCTTAGTAATTGCCCCTTGTCGTTCTTCATATATCCGTAAGGCATTTCTTGATTTAGCGCCTCTGCAAGATAGTTATACATTAAGTTTTGACCACGTGGTGTTAATCCTGATGATCCAAATAGTTTTCTACCCATTCCAAGACTTAAAGACTTAACTCCCCAAGGAGCAGACTGGAATGATGATGAAGCCTTTTCTCCAGTAGGACCGAAGCCAGCACCTATGTTTTTCATTAAAATTGATTTGGTTAGCGGACCACCGCCACCAAAATTCATATACCCACCTTTATTTGCAAGAACAAGTCTTCTACCTGGTGGCATAATCTTCCATTTTTTATTTTGAGTAATTGCTTCTAAAAGCATATTTAAAGCATTACGCTGTTCCTTGCTTGCTAAAGTAGGTTTAGATTTTGCAAGTTGTGCAGCTGATTTAAATTTTGTATCGTGAGCAAGAGCTGTTGCAATATCATCAACAGTAACCATGCCCTTCATTCCAGCTTTTTCAATCATTCCGTTAAGAGATGCTATTGCATTTTCTCTTGTAAGGTGAACAATGTCTGGCATTAGACCCTTTTGATCTAATCTATTCATTAATGAATTAAGATTGTTTGGAATAACAGCTGCAACACCAAAGAATCCTCTGGAACCCTTTCCTTCAATAGTTCCTCTTCTTCTTACGTGTCCTCTAACGCTACCATTTAAATAAGGCACTCCAGCTGAATTTACTCCGCCTGTTTTTGGAATTGATTCAACTGCATCTTTAACGTTAGCAAAATCTGGAGACTTTAACATTAAAGATCTAATCTTATTAAGATTTCTATTTAATGCAGTACTTCTTGCAACAGATTGCTTTCCAGCTTTTACATCGAGTCTTAGCTTTTGTTCTCCGCCCAATTTTTCTTCAAGCATGTCTGTTTGACGCTGTCTAATTCTAACAAATGACTCAAGGTTTCCACGAGCACCCTTATTTGCTTGATCCCAGTTAGCAGTTGCTGTTCGCAGAGCTTCTTTTGGATCCATATGGTCTGCAAGTTCTGCAGCATCAAGCATAATCATTCTCATACGAATATCATCTTCGTATTGAGGGTTATTTATAAAGTCCATGTACTGCTTTAGCTGATCACGCCAGTACGCTTTATTTTCTACCTTGGGGGCAGGATTTCCATAACCAAATTTATTGTATATAACTTTTCCGCCACCTGAGTATCCGTAGTTTGCAGCATCTACTGCTGCAAATAATGCAGGGTTCTGCTGTATCTTTGGACCAAATACGGTTTCACCTGGAGTAAGCATTGCATCTACTTTGCCTCCAGAGTTAAATGTGTACTTTGCTTGATCTACTAAATCTTTATTTGCTGGATCCATTGAGGCTGCTTGATTAAGAACATACCCACCAAGTGGCACTTGACCCATTCTATCATCATAGTTAATTGATGTAGGGCCAGACACTTTAGTTTTTCCTGGGCCGAATGTCTCTACGCTGCCACCAGAGTTGTACCTACGCATATTCTTTGGAACAGTTGTTTCAATACTAAACCCTCCGCCAGATGTTCTGACTCCTAAGTTTCTAGCTATTTCGTCTACTAGTTTTGAAGTATCACTCTTATGGAATAATTCCTTCATGTTGGATTTTCCGCCTGGGCCAACTACTGGTTGTGTTGTCAAAGGAACTGTTGTCAGATTTATTGTTCTGCCCATTCCAGTTGCAATTTGTGTTGCAGTTTCTGCCATCATAGCTTCAACTACAGCATTTAATTCCATAATTTTTACACGTGCTTGATCAACAGTCATCTTACCAGCTTGAAGCTCTTTAACAATTAAAGAAGATTCTTGTGCAGCAAGAGCTGTTAATTCTTGCATCTTTGGCAACATTGCTTGATATGCATCAGATAATGAAGCTGTTATTGTTCCAGTTGCAGCTACTTCTGTTTTTAATAATGCTATTTCTTGTTGGCTTTGTGTTGCAATTGCAGCTGTCATAGCATGCCATTTAGCTGCCTCATCTGCTACAACTCCAGTGCTTACTCCTCTAATAGATGTAAGGCCAGCGACGTGTGGTAGCTCTCCCTGCATATACATTTGAGGGTTTTTGCCAATTCTAACATTTACTGGTCCTGGACCTGGAACTGTTCCAAAAATTGTTCCTGGCTGTTGTGATTGAGCTGGAATCATATGTGACATTTGTCTTGAATAAGGTTGTCCAATTAATGGGTGATTCTTATCAGCAATTCTTTCACCTATGACTGCTCTTTCAGCTGGACTTTGTACTAATGGGTTGCCCGCCATAGTATTGAATGTTTGAGATACTGCAACACTAGAAGATAATGCTTTATCCTTTAATACATCAAAAGATTGAGCTAAAGACTCAACAGCAGTTTTTAATGTTGCTGTTGCTTTTGCGTCGTTATAAAATGATTGCTCTAATAATGAACCTGCTTTAGATGCAGCCATGATTTCTGGTGTAAGTAACTTGAACCCATCTCCGCCTCTAAACAGATTCTTTAAATGGAATACTCCCTTAATTACGTAACCAAAGAAGTTGCCAAGTACACCCGTAAGCATAATAAGTGGACCAGCTAATGCTGTTAGTCCTCCCATAAGTGTCAAAAGATTTTTAACTGGCCCTGGAAGCTTGTCTACAAACTTTACGATTCCATCAATTGTTTGCAAAACAAATGTATTAATTTTTAAGAAAGACTCGCCTACAGCTGCAAGATCAGCTTTAACTGTTTCTAATGCTCTTCTATACTTACCAGAGGCTGATTCAGTCATTGCTGATAATTCTCGTGCTGATATGTTTGCAAGATCTGTTGTACTTGCTTTCATTAGGTCAATAACCTGTAATGTTTGAGATCCCTCTTTGCCCAAGTTCTCAAACAAAGCAGACATTCTTGCGTATTGGAACTTTCCAAATAACTGCTCAATTGCTCTGGACTTGCTTAATGGATCTAGTGTGTCTAGTGCTGCTTGCAAATCAAGAATAGTTTGTGTAAGATTTCCTGCATTTTTATTAACGATGCCTGACAAGTCTATACCCATGTCATTAAACATTCCTATTGCAACTTTTGTTGGGTTGATCAAAGAAGCCATTGCTGACTTAATTGCGTTTGCTCCTTCTGCTGCGTTAACTCCGCCTTCTTTCATAGCTGTAAGATAAAGAGCTAAATCTTTTATATCTCCGCCAAGTGATTTGACTACTGGACCAGCTTTTGGAATAGCTTCAACTAAATCTGCAAGAGATGTAGATGTTTGGTTTTCAACTGCGTTAAGGAAGTCAATTGACTGTGTTAATCCTTCTGTATTTTGTTTAAATGCAGTTTGAATAGCAAGAGTTGCTTTCATCGCTTCTTGTCTATCAACTTCACCCAATACTGCTAATCTCGTTGTTTCAGCTGTTGATGATATTAAGTCTTTTCCTTCTTTACCCGTTGCAGCTATATCCGCTGCAAGAGCAATAGTATCCCTATATGAAACTCCATAGGCAGATGCTAATTCTTTTGCAGTATTTTTTACATCTTCTCTAACTTGTGCAAGCTGTTCTTGTGTTGTTGCACCTAGTCCGCCGTAAACCTTTGTTAATCTTACAAGTTCTGCATCTGCTTCTCTAAATGCTTTTGAGGCAGCTGCACCAAATGCTGCCATAGGGACTGTTAATCCTACAGTTAACTGACGACCAGCCCACTGTGTATTTTTACCCCAGTTAATAAGTTGGTTTGCACCATCTTGCATAACTTTATTAAGAATTGCAGCTTCTTGTCTTGCTAATGCTGTTTTGTTTTTAATTGTGTCCAGGCCTTGGGCAACGTGAACATTGTATTGCATAAGTCCCTGAGCATTTTTACCCAGTGGCTGGAGAATTGCATTCTCCATTAAAACTTGTTGTTTTGCTAAATCTTTGACTAAAGAATTAGTTTTTCGTGCATGTCCTTGCCAAGTGTTAAAGTACTGGCTTAGCTTCATTCTGCCAGAATCTAGGTTCTTTCCAAACTTATCTACGTCTGATGTTAGAGTAACAAAGTGTGTTGAAAATTGCCCAGTTGATCGTAATGTTTCTGCAAATGAACGATTCATTATACCTATCTGATTAGATAGGTTTTTGTTAAGGCCGATTGTTGTAGTTTGAAGCTTTATGAGTTCGGCAGTAATTGCCTGTAACTGCGCTGTTAGGCTAGAAAAATTAGCCGTCGCAGTTATGTTGGTATTAATATGTTGCTCTGCCAACTGTCATTACTCCTTGCGGTATCCGAGTCCTGCTCCAATACCGAATCCAGCATCTGCTGCAAAATCTCCTTGTAATGATACCACATCATCTGATCTAGCATCGATTCCAAGGGCCTTTCTTTTTATGTCATCAAAAGTTTTAGTTTCTCTGACAGGTTCATCTAGCTCAACACCTTGCAATGATGCTAGAAACTTTCTTTCTTCCATTTCCTTATCTCTTTTTGAGTTAAGTGTTTGTAAGAGTTCTGGCATTGAAAGATTTTCTTCTAACTCCTGGTAATTCTTCCAATGTCCAAGGAGAAATACTTCTCCCTCTAAAGCGGCTAAGTCTAGATCTGACCAGCCAGAACCGCTGCCGCTGCTAGGTTTGGGTCGTCAAGCTTAATCCCACCGCAAACCTCAAGAATCCTATTAATTGTAGGAACATCTAATGCATCTTCTAATGCATCTCTATCTGCTACTAAATCTGGTAGCTGCTTTTCTAATGCAATTGCACATGCATCAATAAGGATATCTAAAGTTTTTTCTTCTTCTGTAACACTTCCAACTGCTTGGATTGAAACCATAAATCGTCTTAGCTCTTTAATTGAAAGAGGCTTAAGCTTAACGGTCTTGCCGTTCTGTAACGTAATTTCTTCTACGTCGTATACTGTTGTTGCCAATTTATCCTCCTAAGGATCGTCTCATTTATTGTATCATAATGTATTTACGAGCACAAGTAGAAGGCCCCCTAATTTCTTAGGGGGCCCATAAATAACTAATTAGTTATTATACTGTAAGGACACGGTCTACGATGAATCCGTATTCCTGACCTGCGTTTGCTGAATCTCCTGATGGAAGCAAACGGAATGTTACTGGGAATGTTGTCGCTGCGTTACGAGCCAAAGAGAACTGTGACTGTTGTACAGAGAGAACACGACGTGCATAGTATACACGCTCAGTTGCTGTTGCTTCTGATGTTGGAGCTTGTCCAACTGCAATTAGCTGACGCTCTGTTGGAGCTTCACCAAGTGCACCAGCTGCAAGACCAAGCTTATCCTGTGCGGTTAGGCCTGTTCCTGTTGATGCAAGTGTTGTTGAACGCTGACCAAATACTGCAAGAACGTTCTCAAGAGTACCTTCTGCCATTTCTGTTGCGATCATAACTTCCATAGATTCCTTGAAAAGCTTAGCTGTGTCAAGGAGCTGGTCAACTGTAACAGAACCGTATGATGGGTTATATGTTACCTGAAGACCGTTGTTGGTGTAACCAACGTTTCGGTATCCGAAATCTCCTGCTACCTGATCAATGCCGTTAAGTGTTGTTGTGAAAGACTCTCCAGATACGAAAGCATAATCGCCTTGACCTGGTTCAGCATTGTCAACATAGTCAGCGTCGGTTACGTCAATGTTTGAAATAAACAGCGGTGAAGCACCGACAAGAATATTTTTGGCATTACCTACGTTTTGTGCCATGTTTTACTACCTCCTGTAAAATGAATATATATATATATTTATTTCCAAATTCAAAAGCTGGCTAGGCTTTTTTCCTCTTAGCTAATTTTAGTGTATAATTCGCTACAAAGCAAACTAGTCAAATCGTCCTAGTTGACCAGTTGTCCTTGAGTATTTTACCTCTAACACTATATCTGATGCAAGGAAGCCCTGGAGCTCTTCTGAGGGCTCTGTAGGGGTGATTTCAGCCACGTATGTGCTATGGAATTTAAGCTTATCTGTAGATCTAGAAGCATTTAAATCCCTAGCAGAATCGTCCATTCTTCTAAATACGTCAATCATTAGGTTTCTAATAGTATTAATTTCGTTATAATCAATTGAATATACGGTAAATAAAATTTTGTCTGTACATATCATCCAGTTTTCTTCGTAAGATGTACTTATCTTATCATACACAATATGTGTTTTACCACTTAAAAACTGATCCATTTCTGCCTGTTGCTGAACTGGCAAAATAGGAACAACCTCAGCAGATATACTGTCAAGGTAATAATTAGATGGATCAATAATGTTATTGTCTACAATCTCATTCCATAGGTGTCTTCTCACCTCATACATTGCATCTATTGAATAGTCTGTCATTATAATACCCCTCCAAATTCTTTTACAAGTGCTGCGTTTGCTTCCGCCCTAATAGCATTTGGAGAAAATGAATATCTAACCTTTTTAATTGATGAAGGTGCTCCTAATGATTTAATTATCTTTGTTCCAAATATTTGTTCAAATCCAGAATTTTTAATTGCAGAACTAACTAGCTGTCCAGAAAAATATCTTGAATAGGCAAGGTCAAATTGATTCTTAACACCGCTTCCTCCAGGTCGTTTAACCAAAACCGATGCGCCCTTAGGCATAAATACAGTTGATCCGTTCATTTCAAATACGAGTCTCTCAGCAGATTTAGGTCTTATAACAATAGGCATTCCTTTTTCCATGACGCTTGCTTTGTGTGCAAACCTATATTTATTTTTTTGCATTTTGTTTTTTGATGGTACATTTGATCTTGATAGTTTAAAATCATAATTAACTTTAAAAGAAAGTCCTGGAGCATTAATAGAAGTTAGTTTAAATAAACGAGAAGTTGGCTTTCCAACCCTGTCCCACTCATAGACGTGGTGTAATGATCTTGGAGAAATTCTTGCTTTTGCATCTATGTACTCTCCAAACTCTTTTTCAATTTGATTAAATATTGTTGTTTTAAACAGTTGCTTAAACCCTTTATTCTGTTCAAGGTTTGCTAAAACATTTGCCTGATAATATATTAATGCAGAAACTTGTGCAACAGTGCTATCTTTAATTGGACCGCTTTGTGGTACACCAACCATCAGTCTTTCGAGACCGCTGGCTGCTTGAAGCAATGCTACATTAGATGCCAATTTGTTGGTTCTCCGATCTCTTTGCACTACTGCTATAACCAATTAAGTTCCCAAATGGATCCATTATTGGTGTGGTGCCGACTATCTCAAATACTGTTGGGGTATCTGATGGGTAATCAAGCTCAGTCCACAAATATTGTCCGTCTTTGTTTCTAATATTTGTTATTTTTTGTCTTAGGCTTAATTTATTAATTGTTCTAATTTGTAAGGTCTGTTCATTTTTGTATTTAGTATTTAATATCTGCTGATCGCTTCCTCTAACAGAAGTTGAGTTTCCAATTACAGCTTTTACGTGACAATCAATTGTTGTTGAATAATTCCATTCACGTTTAATTGCGCCTGTATTTTCATCTTGAAGGTCAGACTGTACGTATATATCTAGCTTCATAGGAAGAACGGAGCTTACAATGTCCATTTAGAACGCCACCATGCCGTTAATAACGTATGGCGTTAATAACTGGTCTGCATAAAGATTGCCTGTTCCTCTGTGTGCATCTTCCATGAAGTCAAACTTCCAGTCAAATGTGCTTATTGACTTGATATACTTATTTCTCCAAGCAGAATCTTTTTCAAAGAACTGGCCAATAAGAACTATGCAGGCCTCTTCCACATTGTCTGGAACTGAACTCCATCCAAATCTGCCGTTTACTTGATATCTTGCATCTTTCTTAAATGCGCCAGAGAAACCTCTATCGTAAATCGATGGAGGAGTATATCCGTTTGCTGAATATATGGTATTGTCATAAAAATTTTGTTTATTAACTCTTATACCAAATCCAGACTCAGATATGATCGGGTCGTATATCCAGTTACTTGTACCGTTAATTTTATCTACAAGTAATCTATCATTTTCGTAAAGCTCGTGGACTTCATGAACCTTAAACGGCATTGGAAGGATGTCTGCTCCATATCCGTAAACAATTTGTACATCATCATATAAATAAAAGAATTGAGATGTATAAATTTCAATCAGCTTTCTGGCATACTTTTCTGCCATCTGAACCTCATGATAAGTTCTATAATTTGGGTCAGACGGGTCTGATCCTAAATTTAAATCTTCCCATACATCTGAAAGATTTGCGTATGGAGTTACAACATCTGTATAGTATGTATGTGCTGCATCATTTCCATCTATTGAATATGACCATACTATTTTAAACTTTCTATTCCTTAAACAATATTCTAAAGGTATTACAATTTGATAAGAACCTATGTCTGTCTCTAGCTTTGTAGCCTCTAATATTGTTACGGGTGTGTTTGGATTAACAGTTGGATTAACCGTGTTATCCTCTGTTATATCATATACTGTTGCAATAACGTCGTCGTTATCAGCATCAACTATTTCTCCACCCCAGAATATCTTTGTTTTTATTGGGGCTGTTTGATCTTTGTATATCTCAGCCATTTATTTTGCTTAGCCGTAGAACTCCTGAACTTCTTTAGGTGTTGCTAAACGGAAGCCTCCCTCTTTATCAAAAATTTTTTGAGCATTATCTTCTGGCATTGCTACAAAAGGATGATCCTTTGTGAAAGTATACCCTAAGATATCGTAACGCATATTTGCTCTTGTCATTCTTACCAATACTGAGTCTGCTGGAACCCCGTCCTTAACATTAAATTTAGGCAAAATTTCAATCTCCTCTGTATTTTCAGCAACATCTTTAATTGTTGCTTGGTACACGTCCCATGTGACGCCTTCTTCAGCCATCGCTGCGATAATATCTTGCTTGTTCTTTAAGCCCTCCGTATCAACAGCAAATTCGGTTGCTATTGTCTTAAGCTCTGCTACCTTTAGTTTGTCAAATGACATATTTTCTCCTTACTCTAGGTACATTAATTATAGCATTAAGAAATTAAAATGAAAAGCCCCCTAATTTCTTAGGGGGCCTCCAATGGTTATCTTAAATTAATTAAGAAGCAACCTTGACGTTCTTTACAACGACCCAAGCGTCTGCCTGCTCGATCTGAACACCAACACGAGTATACATTGTGTACTCGATTGAGTCCTTACGAGGCCAGAAGAAGCGGTAAACAGTTACGTCACGCTTGATACCAATAACTACGTTATTTGGGAATGTCAAGTGGATGTCACCGTGTGAACCTGCTGCGCCATCATAATCACCGTTCTGTGTTTCAGGTAGAAGTGGAACTTCTACGATTGGAATACCGAATGCGTATGGTGCAACATATCCTGCTGGTCCACCAAGAACAGGAACATCACCACGGATGATGCCTGAAGCAATATCCTGAGGGTTAACGTTCTGAATGTTCTGTGATGTGCTGTATAGGTAATCCTGGATCAAGTTTGAACCAGAAAGGAAGCGAAGGTCTGTACGACGTTGCTTATACTTACGTGGAAGTGCCTTCAAAGCAGAATTGAATACTGCACGAGAAATGCTTGCGCCTTCTGCGTCAACTACGTGACCATAAGACTTAGCCTTCTTCACTGCACCATCGAATGACTTGTAAAGTGCATCGCCTGTAAGTGACTCGTCACCGTTAAGGATAACATCTTCGATGTCATTTCCTGCCTGTGTAGCCATCATACGTGCAATGTGATCTTCAAGATCTGCACCTTCGATGTTGTCTTCGAGAGATTCTGTTGATAGCTCCCAATCCATGCGAAGCTTCTTTGTTGTAAGAGAGATCTTTGAGAAAGTTACTGCGCTATTTGAAGCAGTGTTCTCGCCTTCAGATGCAAGCTTTACAAGCTTTTCTCCGACAGACATACGATCAATCTCTGTTGTATCAGCTTTCATTCGGACTGTACGTGCAACCTTACCAATTACGGTAGCGTCGAACATATAGTCTAGGAATCTAGCTGACTGTTCTGGGTTAAGGAGACCACCATTTCCGTTTTCGGAAGCTGTGTGAACACCTGAACCACCTGTTGATGAGCCGAAGCCTGTTGACACTGTTGCGCCAGCTGCTGCAGCCTTTTCTAACAATTCATTACTCATTTATTTTTCACCTACCCTATTAGTTGAAGATTTCATTTACGGAACCGAGGAAAGCACCGTGCCATTTTGAATTTGACTTTGTTACTACCTCTGATCGGCCAAGATCTGAGGACTTCTTAAATGCGGTTTCGCCTTCTACGGCATCTACACGCTTTTGAACACCATCAATGGTGCTCTTGATTTCTGTCACAGCTGCACTAAGTGCAGTGTGCTTTTCTGCCAGTTCTGTGATCTGTGCATTTACACTCTTGCTAAAGTTCTCTACTGTTTCTTTAATTTCTGAAACTTGAACAGCATTAGCTTCTGTTGCTTTGACCAAGGTCTCTGAGAAAAAGCCTTTTAGTTCGCCTAACATCTTTGCAAAATCAGGTTGTTCAACCTCTTCTGGTGTTTCGGCTGCTTTTTCAACGGAGTCGGCAGGAGTTGTTTCTACTGATGCAACTGCATCTTCTGAAACGACATCAGACTTTTCAATGTCTGCTTCTACTTCAGACTTTACGTCTTCAGCGTCAGCAGGAGTTGAATCAACAGCTGCTTCTGCAACTGGTGCATCTGATTCTGGTAGAGCTGTTTCAATTGGAGCTTCGACTACTGCCTCAGCTTCTTTGTTAACGTTAAGCTTTTCCATCTCATTACCTCCTTCTACGCTTGCCTGTTTTGCTATTTGTGTTTCAGGCAACGGTAATCTTGACTTCTGAAATGAAGCAAGAATCTTATCTATTTCTTTTGCTTTGTTTATATCTGAACTTTCTACCC